CGGGAATATCTGCGGCAGCAGGCCAGTAATGGGTTAAGTGATAACAGGTGTCTGGAAATATAGGGGCAAATCCATTTTGTGTCAGGAAATCCTCACCGAAGCGGAGAGTTCGGAGGCTGTGTGAGGCAAAGTCGTTATGGGAGCTTTCGAGACTTTGCCATCACGATGAAAAGACTTGAACGAGGCCAGACGGTGATGTTTCACAAGCCCTACCCGCCACAAGGAAATCCCGTAGCGTTTTATCTTGGAAGGTTAACAAGAAAAGGCGTATTGAGACGCAGATCCTTCCCGGCGCATACGGAGTTCAGATTGAAAGAAGGTCAAAAGCTAACACACGGTATCAAAGGTGTTATATGAAGTTTTTAAAGCTCCAGGTTGAGAATTTTATGGCTATCGCCAGCGCGGAGGTCGAGTTAGATCAGCGTGGTTTAGTGCTAATTCAGGGCGTTAATAGTGATGATAGTTCCGCATCAAGTAATGGCTCTGGAAAGTCAACTCTAATGAATAGCCTGATGTGGTGTCTTTATGGCGAAACAGCTCATAGTGTGAAGGGTGACGATGTGTTGTCTACCGACCATGAAAAGAACTGTCGTGTTGCAGTAACCATCGAGGATGAAGGCAAGAGATATGCGATCATTCGTCACCGTAAACACAAAGAGTTCAAAAATCGTCTTATCGTTCGTGGTGAAGATGGCGATATGACGAAAGGCAAAGATGCGCTGACGCAGGAGTTCGTCGAGCGTCTGATCGGTGCATCTAAAGAGGTTTTCATGGCTTCCATCTATGCGAGCCAAGAAGCTATGCCAGATTTACCTGGAATGTCCGACAAAAACCTCAAAACCATCGTAGAAGAAGCCGCTGGCGTTGACAGACTGACACGCGCCTACGCTATTGCTCGTGAGCGAGCTAATGCAGCTGCCGCACGTATGGATGTGGTTAAAACCAAATTGGAGTCGACAATCTCGACCATTGAGGCAACACAGTCAGAAATTGAGTCCGCGAAAGCCTCCTCTGAATCATGGGAACAAGAGCGTTCTAAACGTTATGACGATGCCTTGGCTGGGCTGGCAAGTGCCGAAGTTGAGTTAACGGAAGTTGAACTTGAGATCCGCACTCTTCCCGAACAGATCCGTGATACCGAGAAGGCAATCGAAAGTGAGCGCAAAAAGTTAGCCTCAAAAGAAGAACATGACGCCAAGTTGCTCAAAGTGCGTGGTGCGATAACTGATATTCGGGCAAGCATCAAAGCTACAGAAAATAGTCAGGCTGATGCAATGAGCCGCGCGCGCAATTTTAAGACTAAAGCAGAAGAGGTTGGCACTAAAGTGGGATCGCCATGCCCTACTTGTGGCAAAGCCTACTGCGAAGAAGATCTATCAACGGTGAAGGAGAATTTCATTGAACAAGCACGTCAGGAAATTGGTCAGGCGAAGACACTTGCAGAGGCAATGGCTAAACACAAAACGAATCTTGAGAAAGCGTTAAGCATTGAGTCTGCCCTTGTTAAAACGACACCTGATGTAACGGCTATCATTGCCCGGATTGAGGAGCTTACTAAACAACTCTCATCTTTGCGTCATCGTGAGAAGGAGGTTGTTGCTATTGAGTCTCTTGTTACTCGTGCTCGTGCAGAGGTAGATCGTATCTCAAAAGAGGTTAATCCGTTTATTGCACTTATCGCCAGACACGAAGATAACCTGGCATCCAGTAAGTCTACCTTCAAGTCCTTAAAAGATGAGTTGAAGGCTATTCAGGAACAAACGTTGCTATTGGAAAAAGCTCGTCAGGTCTACTCTCCTGCCGGGGGGCGTTCTCATATTTTGACGTCTGTTACGCCTTTCCTGAATACACGTACAGCTGAGTATCTCAATACGTTGTCTGACGGGAATATTACTGCTGAGTGGTCGACGATGGATGTCACTAAAAAAGGTGAGTATCGCGACAAATTCAACATTAGTGTGCAGAAGAAAGGTTCAAGTAAGTCGTTCCAGACCCTCTCTGGTGGTGAGAAGCGGAAGGTTCGCATTGCGTGTTCTTTGGCATTGCAGGATCTGGTTAGTAACCGGGCGAGTAAAAACATCGATTTGTTTATCGGCGACGAAATTGACGATGCACTCGATACAGCCGGTCTTGAACGCCTCATGGGTATTCTGGAGTCCAAAGCTCGCGAGCGAGGTACTGTGCTGATTATCTCCCATAAAGAGATGAAGTCATGGTTCCGGGAAACTATTACGCTGGAAGTTAAAGAGGGGCGCAGCTATGTCGTTTAAATTAAGCCGCTCGCAGTTTTTGCAGGTATTTGCAGTGATGCAGTCGATAAAACTGATCAATGGGCATACTTCCAATGGTGCGGCTCCACGTATTCTGTGGGGCAGCAACAATATTGACGGAGTACAATTCGCCGCGTTGCTTGGTCTAATATCCGAGACACCATTGATGCAAAGTTTGAAATCACTACCACCTGGATGTATTGCGCCGATCCTGATTAATCCTTTTGTTGAGGGGGGATATCTTCCCAACGTCGGGCCTGGGTTTATTGCATCCCATGAAACTGAAGATCTTAACATTAATAGCGAAGGGTTCTTTGGGGGAATGGGGGCGCATCACTGTATGGCTTTCACGAACCTTATTCGACTTGCCAATAAGCGGGTGGATAGTTTGGCATCGCCAGGTGATGCTTTTACTGATTTCCTTATCCAAAGGAGGGATAAAAAGTACAGTGCGGACAAACTACAGTTTATTGGTAAGTATGGAGAAATGGTAGAAATCGAACTTCAGCTCCCTCATGTTTTAGCAAACGATAGTGCAGACAGTCGGAGGCTGTTGGGTATCATGCGTCATTTCATAGCAAGTGGCGTTAAACATGCCGCAGATAAACTTGTCACGCAGGAAAATGAGTATTCAGGTTTTACAAACTATCCCCAACCAACGTTGCAAACGGCAATAGTAGCCAATTCGTTGGAGGCGAGATTATTGGAAAACCCTATATGGGGAACATGGTAAGGAGACTATATGAGTAAAAAAATCAGCGTAGTTGGTGTTGATCCCTCAATGAGCAACTTTGGGCTTGCTGTGGGCACTTTAGACCTTGAGACGGACGAACTTGAGATTAACGGCCTTACTCTTGTTGAGACTAAAGCGGGGAGTAACAAAAAGACCGTTCGTGTGAACAGTGACGATCTGCGCCGGGCCAGTGAAATATGGCGTGTTGCGAAGCCAATCATTGATAAGGCAAATATGGTTTTTTGTGAGCTACCGGTTGGGAGCCAAAACTCTCGTTCGCAGACGTCTTACGGTATTTGTATCGGTGTACTTGCGTGTGTGGATAAGCCATTGATCCAGGTTACTCCAAACGAAATTAAGCATTTTGTCGGCAATAAACTTACTACATCGAAAGAAGAGATTATCCAGTGGGCTACGAAAAAACACCCTAAAGCACCGTGGCTGCGTCGTAAGCAATCTGGACAGGATGTTCTCGTGAACAAAAACGAACATTTGGCTGATGCGGTGGCTGCCATCCATACCGGTATGCAAACGGATCAGTTCCGCCAGGTGCGCGATGTTCTTAAGTCTCTCATTTGATTTCATTGATAGGTAAGTGCTTATCTATTAACATGGGCCACTATATTTAGTGGCCCTCTTTATTTGGTGATACATGATAAGCATCGTAAAACGTAACGGCCAAACAGAGCCGTTATCCGAAGAAAAATACAACCGCGTCGTAATGTATGGCGTAGAAGGCATTCGTGGCGTAAGCGCATCCGCTGTAGCAATGGGAGCTGTGGCCAGCATTTTTGATGGGATGACCACCAGCCAGTTGCATGAGGCTTTGGTTAAATCTGCCGCTGATTTGATCTCACCAGAAGCACCAAATTACTCACAGGTGGCTGCCCGCCTGAACATTTTTAAAATCCGCAAAGATGCCTTCGGTCGTTACGACTATCCGAACTTCTACCAACACATTGTCAAGAACGTTAACAAGGGCGTTTATGACAAGGATTTGCTGACACATTATTCGTTTGAAGAGATCGAAGAACTCGGCAATTACATTAAGCCTAAACGTGACGATCTTTTTGGCTATGCGGCTACGGTGCAGCTGCAAAGCAAATATCTCGTACAAAACCGTGTTACTGGTGAGATTCACGAAGGTCCGCAACATATCTATATGCTGGTTGGCATGTGTCTGTTCCAGAATTGGGAAGACGACTGCGCGGGCAAAACACGTATGGAGATGGTCAAAGGTTTCTATGACATTACAAGTACGTTCAAACTGTCTCTGCCCACACCAATCATGGCCGGCGTCCGTACTCCAACCCGTCAGTTCTCCAGTTGTGTGCTGATTGAGTCTGGCGATAGTCTGAAAGGTATTAGTGCAGCTTCAGCCGCAATTATCGACTACGTTTCACGTCGTGCTGGAATTGGTATTGGTTTTGGCCGTATCCGTGCGCTTGGCAGCGAGATCCGCAATGGTGAAGCCACCCATACCGGAGTTATTCCATTCCTGAAGCATTTCCAGACTGCTGTTAAATCTTGTTCGCAAGGTGGTGTTCGTGGTGGCGCAGCAACAGCGTTTTACCCGATCTGGCATCTTGAAGTTGAAAGTCTGCTGGTGGTGAAAAATAACCGTGGTATTGATGAAAACCGCGTTCGCCATCTTGATTACGGCGTCATGAGTAACCGTCTAATGTACCGTCGACTCGTCAGAAGCGAGAACATCACTCTGTTCAGCCCGCATGATGTGCCTGATATGTACGAAGCCTTCTTCACAGACCAGGATCTGTTTGAAAAGCTGTACCATAAATACGAAGCCGATGATTCAATTCGCAAGAAGTCAGTACCTGCCATTGAGCTGTTCTCATCTCTGATGCAGGAACGAGCGTCCACGGGCCGAATTTATATTGCGAACGTCGATCATATTAACGAGCATGGCGCTTTCATTCCTGCTCTTGCACCTGTCCGCCAGTCAAACCTGTGTATGGAGATCACCCTACCCACCCGTCCACTGACATTTACCGACGACCCGAACGGTGAGATCGCGTTGTGTACTCTATCTGCTTTTAACCTCGGAGCCATCCGTTCACTGGAGTCTCTTAAAGAGGTGGCGTTCTATGCCGTTGCTGCACTGGATTCGTTACTGGATTATCAAGACTATCCGATGGAGGCAGCTGAAGTGCCTGCCAAAGCTCGTCGTAGCCTGGGAATCGGTGTAACCAACTTTGCTTATTACCTGGCAAAGAATGGCGTTCGTTATTCTGATACCGCTGGCAATAAACTGGTGCATGAAACGTTCGAAGCTATCCAGTATTACCTTCTTGATGCCAGCTGCCGACTTGCTGAAGCAAAAGGTGAGTGTGACTGGTTTGAGCAGACCAAGTACGCAATTGGTCAGTTGCCGATCGACCATTACCGTTCTTCATTAGACGAAAGTGGCGAAACCAACTTTGAGTTAAAGATGCCGTGGGAAGAACTGCGTGAACGTATTGCAAAATACGGTCTTCGCAACTCCACACTGACGGCACAAATGCCATGCGAGACTTCCAGCCAGATCACTAATTCCACCAACGGCATCGAACCGCCTCGTGGACCGGTGTCGGTGAAATCTTCTAAGGACGGCATCGTTAAGATGGTCGTGCCTGAGTTTGAAAAACTGAAGGAACAGTATGAATACCTGTGGGATATGCCGGACAACCGCGGCTATCTGACAAAGGTGGCGATCATCCAGAAGTTCTTTGACCAGGCTATTTCAGCCAATACCAACTATGACCCTTCTCGCTTTGAAGGCGATAAAGTCCCAATGATGACGCTACTGTCAGATTTGCTTCTCGCCTACAAGATGGGAGTTAAAACGCTTTACTACCACAACACCAGAGATGGGGCAGGAAAGCGTGATGACGACGAACCGAAGAATCCACTTACGCAAGCTGTTGCCGTCGAGCCAGAAGATGAGTGCGACGGAGCCTGCAAAATCTGACATATGGTGGGGTATATCCCCACCTTCTCTTTGATTTGTAAGCCTTGTTTAAACAAATAAGATAACAACTTGTTTAAACACATCAAAAAGCAAAAGGAAAAACACATGTCATATTCAACGTTCCGTTTGGGTGCTAATGATGCAACCAAAGAGCCTATGTTCCTCGGACAATCTGTCAACGTGGCACGTTACGATCAGCAAAAATACCGTGATTTTGAAAAGTTGATTGAACGTCAATTGTCTTTCTTCTGGCGGCCGGAAGAAGTTGATATTTCGAGCGATCGTATCGACTTCAACACGAAGCTGCGGGACCACGAACGTCACATTTTTCTGAGCAATCTCCGTTATCAAACGTTACTCGATTCAGTTCAGGGACGTAGCCCAAATGCAACGTTGCTGCCGCTTATCTCTATTCCTGAACTGGAAACGTGGGTTGAAACATGGTCTTTCTCTGAGACTATCCATAGCCGCAGCTACACCCACATTATTCGTGGCATGGTGGACGATCCGAGCATTGTTTTTGACGGTATTGTTACGGATGAAGAAATCATCAACCGAGCGATCAGTATCTCTGCTGAATATGACAGGCTTTATGGGATGACCTGCGAGCGCCAGTCGTTAGGTGAGAAGGAGTTTGAACGTCTGTACGTAAATGAATATGGCTGGGAGCCATACCCTTTGCACCGTCAGCTTTTCCGCACGTTGGTGTCCATTAATGCGCTTGAGGCGATCCGTTTCTATGTAAGTTTTGCATGTACGTTTGCCTTTGGCGAACGGAAGTTGCTTGAGGGTAACACCAAAATTATGCGCTTTATTGCCCGTGATGAAGCTCTGCATTGCGAAGGAACTGAACGCATGATCCGCTTCATGCGTACCGGTCGCGAAGGTTTATTGTGGAAAGAGATTGCTGCTGATGAAGAAAACGTCATTTACGACACCATGAAATCAGTCGCCGAACAAGAAATGAACTGGGCAGACTATCTCTTCAAAGACGGTTCGATGATTGGTTTAAACGCGGATATTCTGAAGACCTATGTAAAATACCGCACCAATCTGGCTATGAATCGTCTTGGCCTGAAGGCTTTATTTCCAGAGGTTACCACCGATCCGCTGGTCTGGATGAACAAGTGGTTGTTAACCGACACACTGCAAATTGCACCACAAGAGGCAGAGCAAAGCACATATCTGGTAGGTCAGATCGATTCTACTGTGGATAAGGCTTCTCTAAGCCAGTTTGCAGACCTGTAAACCGATACAAAGCATTATGTGGCCTGGCAACGCTGGGCCACAATGGATCACAAGAATTAAGAAGGAACAAAACTAGCATGAACTTTACCAAACTGACTGACCACCTGAAACTTGCCACCGATCGACTCATTGGATTTAAGCCAGAACCATATGAGTTGCATGAAGGCCATGGTGTAGCCACTGAAAGTATTTACAAGATGGTCGATCAGTTTCATGAACTCTTCCAGCATCCGAGACGCGTTATGCCGACACCAGAGCTGCTTCGTCTCCGTGCAAGCCTGATTCATGAAGAAGCTGTAGTGGAAGGTATTCCAGCCGCAATGAATGGGGATATTGAGCAACTGCTGGATGCAATGGCCGACTTTTTATACGTTGGTGTTGGTACGATGGTCGCCATCAAAGGTGGTATTTCTACCGGCATGACCTATTACACGCAGGAACAGAGCATTGATCGCTTTATGCAGACAATTTTTGTGCCTGGTAACACTGTTTTCGATGATATGGCAATGCCATTTCAGGAAGCTCGTGAGGCGTCATGTATGCTCGAAGAGCTGGCAGATAAACTTGAGAACAAGACTGTTAAGGATTCTGAGCTGATTCAGGAACTGCGCCGTGTAATGAACAAAATCTATGTGGCGTGCATGATGACCTATCGACTGGCTGATTTCCTCGGTATCAATGTCGTCGAGCTGGTTGGCGAAATTCATCGGTCCAACATGACAAAATTATGGCCTGCAGATGCCGAAGAGCGTCGCCATGCTGTGGCCAACTGCAAATACGACTCTTCTGACCTGGGATTTCGCCATGCTGATGGCACCGATAAGATGATCGGTTTTCGAATTTCCGATGGAAAGATTCTGAAGTCTCCAACCTATAGTGATGTCGATTTATCCTCCTTTGTTGAGCAAGCTAAAGCCTCAGCAATGTACGGAATGATCAAAAAATAATTGTAGGTAGTTATCTATCTGTGTATATTGCGTTGGCGCGTTAAATTTCTGAAACAACTATTCGTTTTTGGTGGCCTATGGCCACCATTTTTTTATCTGTCTGGTCTTGTTCTCTCAATGAATGTAAACTCACGCAATGAATAAGTGGTTACTTATCTTTGTGAGGTTTTTGTGTCACTCCTTTTGAATCGTGAGCATACGAACGGTCAGGTAACAAACGCATCGTATGCAAAAGTTATTGAGACGGTGCTTAAAAGCGGCGTGCAGGCTGATGATCGCACAGGCACTGGTACTTTAAGCACCTGCTACGTTCCCTCTTACTACATGCTTACTGGTGGGACTGTGCCGCTTATTTCTGGAAAGGCGGTAAATCTTAAGCCACTACTTGTCGAACTTGAGTGGTATCTGAAAGGCACGGGCAACATCCAATTTCTCAAGGATAACGGCGTTAAAATTTGGGATGCATGGGCCGATGAGAATGGCGATTTGGGGCCGGTTTACGGTAAGCAGTGGCGTCGATGGGAAGATACCCGCATCGTGAGCCATAGTGAATATCTGAGCAAGATCGATACTTTCCGTGAACGCGGGTACAAAGTCGAGGGATACCTGGGTATCAGTGAAGATCGCGTAGTGCTGTCCCGTGAAATCGATCAGCTACAGCGTATTGTCGATACACTGCGCACGAACCCTACCGATCGTCGCATCATGCTTAACGCATGGAACGTAGGCGAGCTTGAGGATATGAAACTGCCACCTTGCCACTTTGCCTTCTCTTTGTGGAGTCGTGAGCTTGATTTTGAAACTCGTTTAACGATGGCAACAGACATTGGTCTTCAACACAGTCGCCTCGGTTACGAGTCTATCTACACCAAGATGCTATACGATCTGGAGATGGACGGCAGTGTTACTGAAACTGAACTGGATGAACTTGGAATCCCCAAACGCATCCTCAACTCCTGCCTCGTACAGCGTAGCGTAGACACTTTTGTTGGTATGCCATTCAATATTGCTGGCTATGGCATTCTCACTCATTTTCTCGCGAAGATTACGGGTCACATGGCCGGTGCATTTGTGCATTTTGGCTTTGACGTGCATTTATACAATAACCACATGGAAAGTGTGTGTGAGCTAATGAAACGACAGGCTCCAGAGCATTCAGATCCGGTCGTTATTTTCCCTCATGAATGGTCTGAGCTGGATGATTTCAAATGGGACGATATTCTGATTCTTGGCTATGACCCTCTACCGTGGATCAAGGTTCCAGTGGCGGTGTGATATGGCAAGAGGTATGTATGTCTTATGCGAAATTGAAGGTGTGCTGGCAAATACCAGCCATCGTAAATCTGTATCTGACGCGGATGCAGGCCAGCTCATTGCCGGTGATGAACTCATTTTCCCCACCAGCCGTATGTTGCGTGGTTTTGCTCGCTCAGGGGCTGAAGTGGTGCTTATCAGTAGCCGCTCTGAAACTCTTGAAGCGCCCACTAAACGATGGCTGAAAGATTTTGGCGTTGATTACGACTGGCTTCATCTTGTACCGAATGGCACCAGTTATGAGAAGCATATTAAGCGCACATTAGCGGAGCATAAAGGCGATCTGCTTATCGCTGCGCTGGTGCACGATCCTCGACTCCGTGCCGCTTTAGCTGACTCTCATCATAGACCGGTCATCTATGAGGTGAGCAAATGAAGATGATAGCTGCTGTTGGCCGTAACTATGAGATCGGCATAGCGAACGAACTGCCCTGGCGTTGTTCTACCGATCTGAAGCTATTTAAGAGACTCACCAAAAACGCCACTGTCGTTATGGGGCGTAAAACGATGGAAAGTCTCAAACGCCCTCTTCCAGAGCGTCATAACCTCGTTTTGACGCGCTCTCATGGCTTTGTACCAAATGGATTCTACCCTGCTGGTGTGGATGATGTGTTGCGATTACCAGAGCCTGTGTGGGTGATTGGCGGGGAACAAATTTACTCGCTATTCATGCCGCATGTTGAAGAGATTTGGCTCTCCCACATCGGCGTTGATGTACCAAACGCCGATGCATTCTTCCCGGCAAGCATGATGCGTAACTTAGGCTTTGTGCCTGTTGAAACAGCTTATACCCAACGAGCCAGCGAGGAAGAGCCTGGCTTTTCGCAGATCGTATACAGAAGGTCGTAATGGATTACCGGATTGGGATCACTGGTGCTCAGGGCAGTGGGAAAACAACCCTGGCTAAATATATCGACAAACATTACGGAATCCCTTACGTGGATGCTGGTGTCGGAAGTTTGATGAGCCGCCTCGGTGTTCGAGTAGGTGAGTCTATGCCTCTATATGAGCGGCTTCAGATTCAAATGGAAATAGCAAAGCATATAGAGCTACTTACGCGTGGTGTTGAAGGCTTTGTTATCGATCGCACACCTGCTGATGTTATGGCCTACACGTTGGATTTGGTCGGCCATACAAATGAAGATCGGTGTATTGAGTTAGCCCTCGATATCGAAAAGTTTTGCCACAAAACTGCTATTTCAAACTTTAACGCCATTGCTGGCTTACGCCCGGGAGTCGCTCTCTCAGAGCGAGATTACTTGCGATCACAACGAGCATCATTAGACCGTCTGTATGTCGCTCGTATTGATGCGTTGATGTGCGGGGAACTGACAAAAATTCACCTGCATCCGCAAAGGGGAGATCTGCAAACCTTCGTCGTTTCCAACCGATATCGCACGGTTGAAGCAAGAGCCAGATCAGTGATGAGAATGCTAGATAACGCTGTAGAAAAGATAGAAAACCGGTTCTGTGGCCGAGTAACCGTTCATTAGAAATTGTTCGCCTCTTCGACATTGCGACAATAAAACTCTCAAAATGGGTTAAGGATAAAAAATGTTTAGTGAAATGTTGCTTGAAGATGAACTGGATCGGAAAACAACAGAGGCTTTGATTCGTGTAGCGGACGAACATTCCCGGTCGCTTATGACCGATCGAGAGGCTCGTCTGGCTATTCGTGCCATATTCGAAACTGCGCAGGGGCTTGTTGGCGCACAAGTAGGTGAAGCCATTAACATCGCCATGTCTCAGTTCAGTGAAGACAGTAAAAAGCCTCTGTTTCCTATGCATTTGATGCTGGCTGGTGGCACGGTGCTTTATATCTCTGTTTGTCTGGATAGCAACCAAATCAATATTCTCAACACTGCGTCAGGTAAGTGGAAAGATCCGATTGTCTGTGAAACCAGTGAAGAAACTTTGAAAAAAGCGGCTCAATTTGTACGTAGCGCACTACTTAAGGGCGCTAAGAAGTTGTAAGGAGTTCTGATGACAACGATTGTTGCAGGCATCGATATCGAGTCTACGGGACTGGATTTCCTTGCTGGTCATAAAATTATTGAAATCGCAATTACCCGCTATGAACTGGAGACACAGAGACATATTGATAGTCTGGAGATGCGTTTTAACCCTCGCAGAAACATAGATCCGAAAGCTCAAGCCGTTCATGGCATTTCATTGGAACAGCTCGCAGCTGAACCTTTGTTGTCAAATCATGCCAGCGAAATTGGCGCTTATATGGGGGCATGTAGTGCGTGGATTGCTCATAACGGTGAAGCGTTTGATATACCATTTATTCGACACGAGTTTTCAGGGTATGGAGTAAGACTGCCAGACGTTCCTGTTATAGATACTATGTTATCGGGATTGTGGGCCACAGAAGACGGTAAACGTCCCCGCCTTGAAGAGTTGGCCTTCTCTCTTGGCTTTATATACGATCATGCCAAAGCACATAGTGCCTTATATGACACAAACTTAATGATGCAATGCTTCTTTAAGGCACGTAATAAGTACGGATTTTTTAAATTACCCTCTGAAATTGTGTAAAGCAAAAGCCTACTTTAAAGAGAGTTTAAAGTAGGCTTTCTTTTAAAGAACAGTCGCCTTTCAATCATTTCCTGCCTGTATTTAATACTTTTCCGCCTGATAGGTTTAGTCAAAATGTAGCCATCGAAACGCAAATGTAACCAAACAGAAGGAGACTTACATGAGTTCGGTTGAAAATGTAATGACAAATGATGATCTGGACGAACTGACAGCTATGTTGCAATCACTTGATGAACCGGTAAAAAAAGCTGCACAGGTTGAGAATACTGATGATATTGACGATCTGCTTCTAGGCCTCGATGCTGGCGTAGCCATGAGTTCTGATGATGTTGCCGAAGAACTGTTCAATGAAGAAAAAGCAGGTGATTTCAGCTCCGCTTTAAATGAGTTGGAGTTAGCGCATGAGCCTATAAACGTAATTAACACTGAAAGTGGTGAAGCTGCCGAAAACGAGCCAGAACAATTGGGATTTATTGAGGTTGAAGATTGTGTTGAGGTTAATGATGAATTAAAAGTTCAACAGTCAAATGATAGCAATACAAATAAAAAAGCTCGTACTGCAAGAGGTCCTCGTTTTACTTTAAGTGATAAAGATGATTCGTTTTTCAATAAAGCAGGCTTAGAAAAAGATATTTTCTTAGACGCTTACGAAAACGCGCCTGTCAAAGCAAAGGATAAGATATTAAACCTTCTTAATTGGTTTAGCGGAGGTCCAGATATTAGTGTTTACACGGTAATTTCCATGAGACACCTTCTCACAGAAAGGAAGGCTACAAGTAATAGTATTAAGATTGCTTTAATGAGCAATCCAGAAAAACCGTATCCGCTTAACACTGCGTCAACTCAGGCTGGGCAAATGATGGCTGTATTTCCAGCTACAGGAATTGCTGTTAGAGACGGTGGAAATCTAACATTGAACGAAGAATCACCGATCGTTAAGAAGTTTGTCGCGGAGTACACTATTGGATGACGTTCCCCTACTGAAAATAAAGCCCATAGAGAGCTTTATAGTGCTGGGTAAGCTAACCCATACCCAGCACCACAAAAACGCGCCAGAGAGCTTCTTGTTCGCATTTCTGGCGTGTTTTATTTGATTGCCATACATAAAATCAAATGCAAAAATAGGTAATCACTTACCTATCGAGAAAGAAGATGATTGCAGCCGAAAAAATCAAACAGCGAAAGCGCGACAACTCTCTTCGTGACCTCTGGAGAACACCTGATTGGCTGTTTTCTGCCATTCAACGTTATCTTGGAGTGACATTTGATGTTGACGTTGCCTGCAACAAGGACAATGCAAAGCTGCCTAATTTCATAGGCGTTGAGCGCGATGCTTTGAAATCTGAATGGGGACAGCCAGGTACAATTGCCTTCCTCAATCCACCCTACTCCAAAATCTCCCCCTGGATTGATGCTGCTATACGTGAGCAGGCTCGCGGAGTTACAACAGTGATGCTAATTCCTCAATCCCTCGATACAAAGTGGTATGAGCGTGCAACAGAGTATGCGAATGAGACGATTATTCTGTCTGGTGGCCGCGTAGCGTTTGTCGAGCCTGACGTCAATTTGGGTCAGGTAGAAGTAAACATCAACCCCGGTGGCAGTATGCTCGTTGTTTTTCGAGGATTCTGTCAGGACGCTGGGCACTCTATAAGCAAGATCCCTTTGGACGTAATGAAAAGTCTGGGAGGGTATGATCCTGCGAATGTGGTCAGGAAAAAAAGACCATCAAAGAAGGCTGCTTAGTTTGTTCTGGCGAGTGTAATTAACCTGCTTCTGTATATAAATAACTACATATTAATTATTAATATACGGAAGCAGGCTGTTTTGTATCAGAGACTCCCAGACCTGAACACCACTACAGAATCCACTAGAACCCCTTCTCAGACGCTTTAAAATCGATTTTATGAACCACTTTAAGGAAAACTAACATGTCATACCCGACCAATGTTGTTGCGCTCGTAGAGAGCGATTTTCTGGCTAAGGCTCGTGAAATGATGAAAGATCGCGAGCAGGCTTTCAACTTGTACGAATGGGCAATTAAGTGCTTGCATCTTGGGGAGCATCGCGAACTTGTTGAACAGCTTTTAGGTGAGTTGATCAACGAGGTGTTTGCCTTGAATGTTCAACTACATGGTCGAGAAAATAATCAATCGAAATGATAGATAAGTACAAACTATTCATAAGATGAATTGTAAGTGCTAAGATCTGATAGTTTCCAGTCATAGACTGGAGACTCGACCTGATGGGTGGGGGTAAGCGTCACTGGCGTCAGGTTTAAAAAAGCTCACTACCAGCGTAGAACCGGTGCCGTTTAGGTGTCGGGGAAGGGGGAACCAAAGTGAGCAGAGACAAGGGTCACTTTATGATTGTCGAGTCTGGGGTGTTTCGAGAGGTTGAATCCAGTACTCCCCTTCATAAAGTGTGGGAAGATCTCGGTTCTGGGGTGCTGTCATCCATAACTTCCCAAGTCTAAGCTGGCAGTAGACTTAGACCATAGCTTTTCAGGTTATGAAACGACCAGGTTGGTGAGGAATTTTATACTCACCTCCCTGGGAGAGTATTACCTGAAAAGACAACCTCTCACTTCGTTCGAGGTGAACTTCACTCACTTCGTTCGTTCAGTTCAGGTTTATAAAAACCTGTACTGGGAAGTAATTTGTTTATTTTAATAATTATTACACGCACGCGTGTGCGCACGCGCGAGGAAAAAAATCGGCGCGGCGCTTGATTCAGGAGTTTATATGACGTCGAAGACACCAGCCCGATCGCAAGCAAAAACTCGCAAAAAAGACAAAAACAAAAATTCTCCCCGCACCAATCCCACAACGCCTGTCGTAGAGTTCAATCCCCAGCTTAAAACCGTGAAAATCTTCAGTGATGGCTCTTGCCTTAAAAATCCGGGTGGCCCGGGCGGTTACGGTATAGTTCTCCAGTATCGTGGTGAGGAACGCGAGTTCTCAGATGGTTTTCATAGCACCACCAATAACCGCATGGAGATGATGGGGGCACTTATCGGGCTGGAGCGTTTGAAATATCCATGCAACGTTATTTTGCACTCTGATAGCCAGTATCTGAAAAACGGCATGACACAGTGGATGAAATGGTGGAAACGCAATGGATGGATGACTTCTGACAAAAAACCGGTAAAGAATGTTGATCTGTGGAAGCGTCTGGATGAGGCCGCAAGTCGACATAATGTTCGCTGGAAGTGGGTTAAAGGTCACGCCGGGCATCGTGAAAATGAAATATGTGATCGACTCGCGAAGATCGCAGCTTTTTCAGCAGCAGATATGCCTCACAAGAAAGATATTGGTTTTGTTTATAACAATTAGTAAGTAAGTATTTACCTATTATTTTAAATCATGTATCTTATCGGCGTCAGGATGACAATGTGTCGGTAAGACACAGTTCCAGGATGGAACGAGAAAGGCGGCTGGCAATCGCCAGCCGCAACTCTTTCTGACACTGGATGGAGTCCACATGGCACGTCAAACCTATTTCACTTCTGCAACTAAACGTCCTCGTTCTTTACGTCAAATTTTGGCCGAATTATTTAGCGGTCGTGTTATGTCACGTCTTGATGAACTAGAGACTACCGTTCGGTTGCTGAATGAACGTTTAGATAATCAAGCGTCAGTTGTTGCGAACGTGGGGGCGATTGTTGCCTCTGGTTCTTCACGCGAAGCGAAAAATGCACGGCCTTTAGTGAAGGAGAAAAACAACAAGGACAGTTCGAATGGAAAATTTTCAAAGAAAGAGGCTGAAACCAATGGCCTACGTTCTCATTATAGTTTCACTGGCGACGGTAGCAGTTCCAGCCGGTCAGAGCCTTTTGATGCCGGATTCATCCATCACCACACCTTCGTCGACGACAATTACCACCACTCCAGTGGAGCGTCCTGTCACTCTGGATGGGATGGCGGTGGATGCGATACCTCAAATTCATCCAGTTACTCAGGATCATGCTGTGACTAAGGCGGTTGTATGAACTGGTTTTCAAATCACTTTGGAAAAATTTGGCTGGCAATTCTGGCCCTCATGGCCGCCGGTTGGGTATCGAACATTATAAAACTTGTTTGCTCTGGCGATCTCCAGTTTCAGGCTGGCATGACCTTGGCTCGTGTAGTTGGGATTTTTATTTTTCCAGTCGGTTCGGTACTTGGTTACTTCTGACGGTTGTTAGTGCATATGCATTGACCGTCTTTGCGTAAGCAATTTATTTAACTAGAAAACAACTTGTTTTGACAAATAACAAAAGGAAAACACATGTTAGGTTTCTTCAAAAAGAAAACTCGTAAAGCAGTTATCGAAGTCAAAAAAATGGAGAACCGTGATGCGGTTGAGGCCACCGTGTGGGGCGCGTACATGATCTCCTATGCCGACGGCACATGTGACGCAAAAGAAATTGCCATTCTTGAGAAGACAATTGCAGCTCTGCCTGCGTTTTCTCCGTTTGCTGGTGAGATTGCCCAAATGAGCGCCAATATCCGTGCTCGTTACGAAGCGTCCCCTCGTTCCGCTAATGCACAGGCTATGCGTGAGCTGGCTGATATTGCGGGCACTCCAGAGGCGGTCGATGTTCTGTGTCTGTGCCTTGATATTGCCGACCAGGACGGCATTGGTGAACAAGAAGAGCAGGCACTGAAAAAGATCGCCCAGGCGCTTCAGTTGTCACTGGATGCTTATCTCTAATGCTTGAGAGATTCCGGCTTGTGACCGTCATTGCTCTTCTGGTGATGGCGGTGTTGGTGGATTTTACGGGAAAGATGATGTCTGTCATTTCTGATGGCGTCCTCATTGGTTTGGCGATCTACTTCGCCTATCCGCTAGTCCGTAAAGCAAAGTGTTAATGACAAGGGCCAAATGGCCCTTGTGTTTCGTTGACCAAAATAGAGAGTTTGCACCTTTACGTTTAGCTTGCTCCCCTTATATGCCACATCACAATAAAGCCAATAAGAAAACAACTTGTTTAAGCATTAAGGAAAACACATGTGCGAGAAATGCAAAGCAATAGCTGATGAACAAAACGCCCTATTCGAAGAAATGGATGCTAATGAACTTGTCAAAATGTTAGGCATTGTTCGGGGAACAGAAGACGTTTCCATATTTGAGAGACTGTTTACAGTACTTAATTTTAATTCCACCTTTGAAGAACCAACTCAGGTTGTAGCTTTAGCACATCATTTCGGCGTTCATTACCTTGCTGAAAAAGAGAGAGCCGATAAGTTGCAAGCGACTTTGGATATGGTGAGCGAGACTCAAGGAACTCATGACGGTAACAAAAGTGAGACGATTATTGCCAGCAAAGATCGTGAAATTGCCGGGCTTAAATCCTCTCTAACGATGTTGATGTCTGCAATTAACCTTATGTCTTCTAAAGCAGGTTATAAAATGCCATCACTAAACAGCGACAATCCGATGGCCGTTCGCCAGCTTTTAGGTGCAATGGCCGACCAGCTCGACGACACAAAGAGTCGCCTTGAAGACATGATGCGGGAGCTCACGCATCGCCATGACTTGAATAAGCAGCCGCACAAAACGCAATACGCACTCTAATACTGCACCAGTCGACAGGGGGCGAAAGCCCCCATTTTTACGCCTTAAATCTGCTGTAACGCCTATGAATGCAGCTTTTATGCCTTTTCAAGTTTGCGATAATTACACCAATAAGAAAACAAATTATTTAATGGTGTAATTATGAATACAGCCCTTTCCATCATCGACGATGCCAGCTCAAACACGGCTATCGACTATCGTCAGGAAATGAATGTCATCCACGAAATCGTGGCCGAGTGCGAGAAAGAGATCGCCTTCATGTATCAGGTACACGACTTCGTTTATGGCGACGAACGCCACAACATGATTAATCGCCTGCTGCGACTAAACCATCGACCAGATGAAGATCGCTCGCGTTTAAATCGAGGTTGGTTGGATAAAGTCGATCTGGAATGGGTGAAACAGAATATTTGGGCCGAGTACTGGAGGAAGGTCACGGACATGACTAACGTTTTGCTGATCATGCCAGCTTCCCGTCGAGATGAGTGGCGCGAGCAGTTTATAGAGGGCAAACAGGAAGTCATCAAAACTGACAGAACCGGCTACCAGATGAAGGTTAAAGAGTTCGTTGGTGTACCGGAGTTCAAAGCAGAAACGGTCATACCCACGATGCTTAATTTGCTGAATGACAGGCACAAATATCTCTCTGAGCGCGTGTATGGCTTGTTTAAGGCGCTGAGTCCTGCGCACAAGACGAATAAGACAAACGGTTTCAGCGAGCGGCTGATAATCGCTGACTGCATTTCTGATTTCTGGCGGGACAGCGTTAGCGTGAACTATCGCAAAGAGGACTACATCGACGATCTGCGTGTCTTGCTTCATTTCTTCGCGCACAAAGAATTTATTACCATCAACCGCACTGCTGAGGTGCTATCAGCTGCGTATCGGGCAAACGACTGCCAGACCGGTGACTGGATGAACGTCGATGGAAATCTGATGCGCGTGAAGATGTTCAAGAACGGCAACGTTCACTTTGAAATACATCCTGACGTGGCCTGGAAGTTGAATGAGGTGCTGGCTTACAGTATGCCTGCTGCAATCCCCGCGCCATGCCGCACTGCGCCAAAAACACGGGCACCAAAGCAGTTCGGGTTAATCCAGAAGACGATCTCCGTGCCGGTTCGCACTGCGCTTCGTGACGGGCGATTGAGCAAAGACAAAGGCGTATGGTACTTCTCTGATTCAGCTCTCCAGAAGTCGCAGGTGGAAGAGCTTGAGCGCACACTGAGCTTCATTGGCGGCGTGCAGGAGAAAAAGCACTGGCAGTTCCCGTATGACATCGGCCATACGCTAAATACGATTGTGGCTACCGGTTTAATACCGGATACAAAATCACACCAGTTCTACCCTACCCCACGCTTGATTGCTGAGTACGTTGCCAGAGCCACTGAATTGAAGCCTGGTGAGAAGCTGCTGGAGCCTCAAGCCGGACGTGGGGATCTTCTGGCCTATATTAACGCCGATCTGGAAGATGTTACCTGCATAGAAATCGCACCTCTCTTCGCTGATATCCTGCGTGGAAAAGGGTATACGAACACGATTTGCTGCGACTTCATAAAGTGGTCTGAGGACAACGCAGGTTATCAGTTCGACAAAATCGTTATGAACCCGCCGTACTCGCTTGGTCGTCATAGAGAGCACACGATGGCTGCGCTGGGGCATCTGAAAGTCGGCGGGCGTCTTGTAGCAGTATTGCCGGGCACTGCGCCAATACTGGACTGGATGACGATGGATAATTACGTTTATGCCAGAGGGAAGTCGTTTACCAACGAGTTTGAAGACACAGGGATCACAGTCAGCGTATACGTTTTCAAACGCGTTAAATGATAGGTAAATACTTACTTAATTTGTGTAAGAATGTAGTAACTAAACGATAAGAGAAAAACACATGAACGACCTCCAGTTAGAGCATTTTAACGTCACAGGCCATTCTGATTTTCCTTTCAAGTTTACATTGAAAGGTTATGCAGAGGATGCGGTAGGCCAGATCATTATTGATAAAGGCATCGTTAAGTTTGAGGGGAATTTTGATGAATCCGCGAAAACATTCATAGACTTCGTTGCCAAACGTTGGAGCGAGCAATGGAAAGACCTGGAAAAGCGCGCTAGTGAGTTTGATCGGTTCATGGATGCAATGGATACAGCAAAAGAGGCTATTGCTGCCGGGACTCCGTTAGATCTGGAGTCACTTTTCAACGGCGAAGTGGCCTCTGCGATGTTCGCCACCATGTTCGCGGGTGAGTTCGTCCGCAGCGGTGCCAAAAACTACCTTGAGCTGGATTACAACGTCCCTGCAATTGGCGATTTCGTCGTTACCATCCAACGCAAAGAAGGTAAGACGCCAGGTGAACGCGTCGCAGAGCTTGAGGCCGTTGTGGATCAGCGTAACGGAGAGTGTGACCGTTTGGTCAACGAGCTTCATGCACTTCGGGAAGAAAGAATATGCGCGGGTAGCAATACACGTAATGCAGCGGATATCTACTTCCAGTTAGTTGAGGAATGCCAGATTCCACCAGGTGGCTCTCTTGTCGATTACGTCAGACATTTAATGGCGGAAGTTAACTCCAGCCATAAAGATGGTGAGGTGCGCTGATGTTTGGCATTGACGCACAGCGTATAGCCGCTTTTGCAAAAAGCCCTCTTGATAATCCCTTGTCTCGTAGTGAGCAAATGGAGCTGGCAAGGCTTTTTCTTCACATTCAAAAACAGGCAGACGTTTTCAATAACATGCCTGATCAACCTATTCTGGATGGTCACATCCAGATGGTCATTAACAGTCATGAGAAAGGCTGGGCTGCAATCGTACCCTGCACAATTACATACAAGTTGGCGAAAGAGGTTCAAGAGTTTCGAAAAGCCAGTGTCGAATCGGAGTCTACCAAAGCCGCAATAAACACTCTTATTCGCATGGGGTTCACATGGAACGGTGGAGCCTACTGGCAAGCACCTCACCCCATTTTATCCGGCAATTAGACGCTACAAATTCTTCTGCATGAATAAATAAAGGCCATAAGTTGTGGCCTTAAATAAATTGTTTTCTACCTTTTCTTATTTGTGAAAATAACCACAACTAGAAAACAACGGAGTTAAGAATGTCTAGTATTTCCGAAGCACATATGTTCGCCGCTGGCGCTCATGGTGGCGTTGGTCAGAAAAGAAAATATACCGGCGAAGACTACATCAACCACCCGGTTGCTGTCCGAGAGATTGTTGCATTGCATGACGGAACCGTGGAGATGCAAATCGCGGCGCTTCTGCATGATGTGGTCGAAGACACCAATGTAACCATAGAGATGGTTCGTGATCACTTCGGTGAGCGCGTAGCTGAAATGGTTCAGGCTCTGACCAACATCGCAAGGCCAGAAGACGGCAATCGAATACAGCGTTTCATCATCAATGTCCGGGAGCTGGAGCAAAATCTCGACATGCAGACGCGCATGATCAAGCTGGCTGACCTGCTCGACAATACCTCTTCTATCGTGAGTCGCGATCCTGAGTTTTCAGCTATCTACCTTGCAGAGAAAGAGCTGATGCTGGACGTACTTTTTAACGGGAAGGAGATTGGTGCCAACGCTGATGTTGTCGAGTACATGGAGAGGATAGGTATAGAACACCCGTTGTTATTAAGCGCAATGGCGAAAGTCACTGAAGGTATTGCGCTTCTGAAACCGGTACACATCAAACGTTATGAAAAACACAAATCGCTGATCTGGAGCGCGTGGGAGGCTGCATGAAGATCGAAAAAATAGATGTTCTTTCCTTTGTGCTGACGGATCTGGAACGCCTCGATCCGGTTCGAGTGATGATTGAAAACTACGAACCTGGTAAGGGAAGAATCACCATCACCTGCTACGGAAAAGCGTGGACTGCGGCTTGGTTTGCTATGGGCGGTGATGATGTGCAGACGTTCATTAAGCGGGTCAGCAACGAGTATCTAATCGGCTATTTCGACCCTCAACTGCGAAGCACGGTCGACGATGACAACGATGCAAATCTGCTTTTCGTGAAGTCAGAAATCATAAAGTTACGAAGAGAGAGAGAAATAGACGCCGTACTGGCTCGCGAAATGTGGGACGAGGCGGAAAACGCCGATGACGTAAAAGAAAGCTGCTGCTGTTTCGGCGTCGGTAACAAACTACTGAATCTCTTTGGTGATGATCCGTGGTATGCCGACTGGCCAACGGTACCAAACCCGAAATACCAGTATCTGGAACGCATTGTGAACGCGGTACGTGAAGGGCTGAAAGAGTTAGACAAGTTAGAGGCATCGTAATGAGAGAGAAAATCAAGAACCCGGTCGTCGTATTGTATAAGCGGGAAACCAGCGATTCTTATGCGGTATCTATCACTGATGGAAGCCAGAACATGCACGATGGTCTGCTAATGGCCTCCGTATCTCCTGATGATTCGGACTACCCTTTCGCCACTTTCGCTATGGTTGGTTACTACATGGCTGCCGAAATTGAGAAGTTGCGGGCGCAGAGAGACGCATTAGCGGCGGAGAATGCAGCCCTGAAAGAATCTGAGCGAGCATTCGATGCGATGTGTGCCGAGGAACACGGAGATAATTGGGTTAGCGAATTAACGGAGACTCCAGCCACCGATGCTTTTCTGGCTGAAGTACGTGCGCAGGGCGTGGAGATGTTTGCTGAGTGTGCATACACACTTGAACATCATGATCACGCAGTAGCCTTCGCCGCTGATCTTCGCAAAGGAAATAAACAGTGAGCGAGATTTACTACCTGACGTTACGTGAACGTTATTCACCAAAACCAGCGCCTAAATGCTCTGTTTGTGGCGAGGAAATGTCAATACAGCGCATATCTGGAGCACATGTTGTTTATGCCTGTTCCGGTGAGGGTGATGACGGATATTTTAAGATAGGGCGTACTTTTGCAGACGAACATTATGAAAAATCACGCGTAACAGTAGTTGATGATAGTGATCCCGATGTGATTGCACTGCTGGACGAAATGGATAAAAGACAGCAACACATCCGACGTCTTGAGCAGGAGAACGTAGAGATGGCCCTAACGCTTGAGAAACTGCGTGTTGAGCTGGAGACCGTTAAACAGCGGGAAAAGGATCTGTTTATGGAAAATGTTCGACTTAAGTCAGGTATAGCAGGTCTGATACACCTCGGTATTCGATATGCGGATGTCGAAGTCATGAAAATTGCTGGAGATGCCCAGCTTTCTACTCCATGCACTGACAGCATCATAAACAGCATTGCAGCAGGCATTTTAACCAAAGAGGGGTCAGCACGATGAGAACACTAGAAGTTCGCGCTGAAGACGTAATCCCTGGTGATGTGCTCATAACATCTAAAGGTCAACAATGTGCGGTTAAATCTTTTTGGATGGAAGATGACAAAGTGACTCTGTTCGGTACGGATGGTTCCGAAACTGATTATGACTACGACGAATTGCTTGTTGTTGAGAGAGCTGCCTAATGACCACCTTAACCAAAGAACAGTTAATCTCCCATGCACGCGAAAGCGTTAGTTATCTGGAAGACTTGAAAGGACGTGTTAGTAAAGAAGGTGCGGACTGCAAAGTTGTTATTGAGATGGTTGAACGAGATCTAAAACTGGCACGAATTGCACTGGCCTCGCTGGAAGCAAAACCAATAGGTGCATTCCACATTGCAGAACAGCAAGTTGACGGCACAAGTGACTACATCAAGGATGGGGAGTGGCCTATTGATAATGGAGTTATTGAGGTCTACGCAGCCCCTCCAGCGCCGATTGTGCCTGATGAAATAGATGTAAAGGATGTACCAAGAGCGGTGACAAATTTCAAGACGCACAGAGATTGTTACGCAGATGGATGGAACGCCTGCCGTGCCGCTATGCTTCAGGGAAAAGGAGAGTGATATGACTACTATAACCGATAAGAAACAGTATCCAGGCGAGCAATATCTTAATGAGCTGATCACCAACATAGAGTTTGCTGCAAGGGCACCAGTTGAAGTCGTGAGAGCGATGGCAGCAGAGCTACAGAAGCGGCGCGAAGCTGATAGTGCAGAACCTGTAAGCCAAACTTGCAAGTTGCCTCCCAGATCATCCAACGAAGTTAACGACGCGGCATGGAAATTACACAACATGTTGACAGAACATGGCCCTCTAAACGGGCGTCAGTTCAATAATCTGAAAATGAGGCATTTAAGGTCGCAATGCGCAACTATCCGGTTACTCCTGATGGTTGGATAAGCTGTAGTGAGCAGATGCCTGTAATCGGCGAGCTAAATTGGAGAACTAGTTTTCCTTTGCTGGTTACGTGTGAGATCGGCGTTATACCTGCTTATTACGGCTTTGTGAGCGTTAATGGTGATAGGCATTATGGCTTTATGGAGAGTCTTAAATACGGAGACGATAACGGCAATCATCCTCAAACTAATGAATATGGTCTGATTAGCAATGTCACACACTGGATGCCACTACCAGAACCGCCGCAGGAGTCGAACAGTGAATAAAGCAGAGTTATTTCAGAAAATATCGGCTCTCGCGGCTGAATGCCACGCTATGGCATCTGAGCTTGATGTTGGCGATGAACGAACCGAGATGTTCGAAATATACAGTGTGCTGCGCAATCTCTGTCGGCGTGGCTACGCCACTCAAGTAGGACGAATGACTAACCCACTACTCTCAACCTGTGATGAGGATGATGAATGACGCATAAATCAGCAGCCGGAGAGCTTCAGAAGGAAGTCGAAAATACTACCGTTCTATTGGACGATATTTTAAACATTCTCGCGCTTCTTGAGGCTGGCGATTGGTCAGAACATTGCACTAAAACGGAGTTAGGCGGTCGGCTTGAAAGAGAGATTACACGACTTATTGGTGATGCTCAGGAAGCTACAGTCACTAGTTATGAGTTAATCGCTGAAGCCTGGCGTTTGATGGATGGACAAGATCCTAAAACCAGCGATTGGCATAGCAAGGCTTCGAAGTATTTAAATTCCAATAGGGTAGAAAAAGTTGATGATGTGAAACCGAAGCCAGTAGACCACGGTTTCCGCGATAACTGCGAATGCTCTAGTTGCCAGACCACGGCCCGTATTTGTTCCGAATTGACAGATAAGTCCAGCCTAATCTACGAAGTTAATGTAGGCGGTAATACATGGGTCGAATGCACAAGAGCTGCATACGTAAGAGCAAAAGACAAGGGTGAATTAACCAGAGTTGTTGCCAATCACTCAAATAATGAGCTTAAAGATCACCAGATTCGAGAACTGGTGAACGAGTTGAGGGATATTGCGGTTACGTATCACGGAACGCAGCAATTGCGGGAGAAGATTGCAAGAGCCGTGAACAACTCGCTCAAAGGGGGCGAATCTCAACCGAAACGTATACGAATTACGCATATAGGTGAAAACGGCACAGAAATCCCCCAATTCTCTGTTGGGGACATCTTTGATGTGCATGGAGAAGAGTTTGGCGAGCCTCACATCACTATGCCTAGTGGCCATGTTTATTGGCTAAGAGCTATGGAGAAATATGGTGATAAATGGGAAGTGTTATGAGGGATGCGAAGTTATGACTAAATTTGGAAAGCTGGAAGCTCATTTGCTAACTCGTAACTACCGCCATGATGTGCATCCATATAGACAGTGGATCGATGAAAGCGAAGGAGTTGTTACATTCCCTCTATACAGGTTTGATGGGATGTTGGCCGGGTATCAGACATACAGACCAGGCGCTCCTAAGCAGCATAGCAATCCGAAGATGGCCCGGTATTTCACACGTGCGCACGGCAGACAGCTACTATGGGGAACCTATCTTCCTTTAAAAGATGGACCGATATGGATAACTGAGTCGATTTTTAAAAGTGCAGCAGTGCACAACGCGGGCGGAAATTCGTGGGCGCTGTTAGGTTCGACTTTCTCAGCAGGATTACGTCGTCAACTGGCAATGCTGCCGTATGACTTTCGCGTAATAGGTGACAATGATGCGGCAGGTGAATCACTTGTGAAGTCTTTCGGAAAAGGTTTTGTGGCCCCGGATCTTGACGAGCTACAACCAAATGAAGTGTCTCATTTGATTTTTAGCCATAGCCAATAAGCATCCCTTCTCCATTAAGGCCACTAGCTGTGGCCTTAAACAATTTGTTTTCTACCTTTTCTTGTTCGAGAAAATAATGTTCCTTTGTCTGGTGCTATGTACCGATCAGTTGCACTGAGTGAGCTTCTTTCATGTATACTGTATAAATGAACAGTATTGAGGGCAAAACGCTATGGGCTTCCCTTCTCCTGCGGCGGATTATGCTGAGAGCCGTATTTCTCTTGATCAGCAGATAATTAGACATCCTTCAGCGACCTACTTCATGAGAGCGGCTGACAGCCATCATCGTGAGGGAATATTGCAGGGCGCATTGCTGGTGGTCGATTCCTCACTTACCCCGGTTGATGGTTCTCTGCTTGTATGCGCTCTGGATGGGGAATATCGCGTAAAAAGATACCGGAAGTATCCACGTCAGCATCTGGAGGATTTAAGAACTGGTAAGAAGGAAGCATTGCCAAAGGATGACGATGGATGCACGGGCAGCAATGCCGTGTTTGGTGTGATCACTCACATTATCAACGACGCAAGAAGTGGCGAGTTTGATGATTGTCCTGTGATGTAGGAGAACTGTTTAGGTGGTGCAATGCACCACCTTTTTATCACACTGCGCGGAATGCGATTTCGCCAGGTATTACTTCACCTTGCCAATACATTTGGGCAGCAACGCGATCTGCGAGGTCACGATAAATAGCCGTAAATTCACTATCTGGACGACTAATAACGGTTGGTGTTCCGTTATCCAGATCTTCACGAAGAGAGATATGAAGTGGCATTTGGCCTAACAACTGCGTGTTGTATTTCTCGGCCAGTTTCTGTGCGCCACCGGTGCCAAAAATTGGCTCGTGATGACCGCAGTTACTGCAAATATGCACACTCATGTTTTCAACGATACCCAGTACTGGCACTTCGACTTTTTCGAACATCACAATGCCTTTCTTCGCATCGATCAGCGCGATGTCTTGCGGCGTAGTTACCACAACCGCACCAGTTACAGGAATGTTCTGCGCCAGCGTCAACTGAATATCACCAGTGCCCGGCGGCATATCGAGAACGAGATAGTCCAGATCAGGCCACAGTGTTTCCTGCAACATCTGCATCAGCGCCTTGCTGGCCATCGGTCCACGCCACACCATTGCATTGTCGTCGGTGACCAGATAGCCAATTGAATTGGTTGCCAGGCCATGAGACATGATAGGTGCCATGTGAGTACCGTCCGGTGAGGTTGGACGTTGGTTTTCCGCGCCCAGCATGGTTGGTATTGATGGCCCGTAGATATCGGCATCCAAAATACCAACTTTCGCACCTTCAGCAGCCAACGCCAGTGCCAAGTTTACTGCTGTGGACGATTTGCCTACACCGCCCTTGCCTGAGCTTACGGCGATAATATTCTTAACACCATTAATGCCTGGTTGGTTTTTGACGCGCTTAAGCGTGGCAATGTTGTACGACAGCTTCCAGTCAATAGCCTTTGCGCCAGTGATACGGAGCAGATCACCACTACATTGCTCTTTCAGGTCTTCAAAAGGCTTATTCCACACGAAAGGCATGATTAGTTCGACATGCAGTGTGTCATCCATCAACGCAACATGGTGTAACGCTTTAAGCGTAGTCAGGTTGTGTTTCAGGGTTGGGTGCTGAAAATTAGCCAGCGTACCGGCTACCATTGCTCTCAGGGCATCCGGCGATTTGGACTCGCTCATCCCGTCTCCTTTATTTTAATTTGCGCAATTGTCGCCTTGTAGTGTACTCCAGCTACGACATTTAATCATTTATGAGAAATGCTGTTATCACATGGCAGACATAAGGCCATTTTGTTACTATCAAGCCCCTTTTCACTACAAAGAAGTAATGCCTACTATGACCCAAGTCGCGAAGAAAATTCTGGTGACGTGCGCGCTGCCGTACGCTAACGGCTCAATCCACCTCGGCCATATGCTGGAGCACATCCAGGCTGATGTCTGGGTTCGTTACCAGCGAATGCGCGGCCACGAGGTTAATTTCATCTGTGCCGACGATGCCCACGGTACGCCGATCATGCTGAAAGCACAGCAACTTGGTATCACACCGGAGCAGATGATTGGCGAAATGAGTCAGGAACACCAGACTGATTTCGCAGGCTTTAACATCAGCTATGACAACTATCACTCGACGCACAGCGAAGAGAACCGCCAGCTGTCTGAGCTTATTTATACTCGCCTGAAAGAGAACGGTTTTATTAAAAACCGCACTATCTCTCAGTTGTACGACCCGGAAAAAGGCATGTTCCTGCCGGATCGTTTTGTGAAAGGCACCTGCCCGAAATGTAAAGCGCCAGATCAATACGGCGATAACTGTGAAGTTTGTGGCGCGACCTACAGCCCGACTGAACTGATCGAGCCGAAATCGGTGGTTTCTGGTGCTACCCCGGTAATGCGTGATTCTGAACACTTCTTCTTTGATCTGCCCTCTTTCAGCGAAATGTTGCAGGCATGGACCCGCAGCGGTGCGTTGCAGGAGCAGGTGGCAAACAAAATGCAGGAGTGGTTTGAATCTGGTCTGCAACAGTGGGATATCTCCCGCGACGCACCTTACTTCGGTTTTGAAATTCCGAACGCGCCGGGTAAATATTTCTACGTCTGGCTGGACGCACCGATTGGCTACATGGGTTCCTTCAAGAATCTGTGCGACAAGCGCGGCGATACCACCAGCTTCGATGAATACTGGAAGAAAGACTCCACCGCCGAGCTGTACCACTTCATCGGTAAAGATATCGTTTACTTCCACAGTCTGTTCTGGCCTGCCATGCTGGAAGGCAGCAACTTCCGCAAGCCGACCAACCTGTTTGTTCATGGCTATGTGACGGTGAACGGTGCGAAGATGTCCAAGTCTCGCGGCACCTTTATTAAAGCCAGCACCTGGCTGAATCATTTTGACGCTGACAGCCTGCGTTACTACTACACTGCGAAACTCTCTTCGCGCATTGATGATATCGATCTCAACCTGGAGGATTTCGTTCAGCGAGTGAATGCCGATATTGTTAACAAAGTGGTTAACCTGGCCTCCCGTAATGCAGGCTTTATCAACAAGCGTTTTGACGGCGTGCTGGCAAGCGAACTGGCTGACCCGCAACTGTACAAAACCTTTACTGATGCCGCTGAAGTGATTGGCGAAGCATGGGAAAGCCGCGAATTTGGTAAAGCTATCCGTGAAATCATGGCATTGGCTGACCTGGCTAACCGCTATGTCGATGAACAGGCTCCGTGGGTGGTGGCGAAGCAGGAAGGTCGCGATGCAGATCTGCAGGCGATTTGCTCTATGGGCATTAACCTGTTCCGCGTGCTGATGACGTATCTGAAACCGGTACTGCCGAAACTGACTGAACGTGCAGAAGCATTCCTGAATACAGAACTGACCTGGGATGGTATCCAGCAACCGCTGCTGGGCCATAAAGTGAATCCGTTCAAGGCACTGTATAACCGTATCGATATGAAACAGGTGGAAGCACTGGTGGAAGCATCCAAAGAAGAAGTGAAAGCTACTGCCGCGCCAGTTACTGGCCCACTGGCTGACGACCCGATTCAGGAAACCATCACCTTTGACGACTTCGCCAAAGTTGACCTGCGTGTGGCGCTGATTGAAAACGCGGAGTTTGTTGAAGGTTCTGACAAACTGTTGCGCCTGACACTGGATCTCGGTGGTGAAAAGCGTAATGTCTTCTCAGGCATCCGTTCTGCTTATCCAGACCCACAGGCACTGATTGGTCGTCACACAATTATGGTGGCTAACCTGGCTCCGCGTAAAATGCGCTTCGGTATCTCCGAAGGCATGGTGATGGCTGCTGGCCCCGGCGGGAAAGATATCTTCCTGTTAAGCCCGGATGCTGGTGCTAAACCAGGCCACCAAGTTAAGTAACTAAACAACCATTCTTCACAATGCCCAGCGTATTGCTGGGCATTTTCATATAGACGCAATCCCTTCTGATTTACTCAGCCCCTAAAACAATTTGTTTTCTGCGTTCTATTATCAGTTAGAGTAACAGTATTAACAAAATAATGGAGCAAATTATGTCGATTGTTGATAAAGCTCATATGTTTGCCGTTGGAGTGTATGGTGGTGTAGGTAAGAAGCGTAGATATACGGGGGAAGACTACGTTACACACCCAGTTTCTGTGCGTGAGATTGTTGCTTGGCACGGAGGCACTGTCGAAATGCAGGCTGCTGCATTATTACATGGTGTTATTGAAGATACCCATATCACTATCGAAATGGTACGCGAGTATTTCGGGAATCGTGTAGCTGAGATGGTACTGGCGCTGGCAAACGTTGCCAAACCAGACGACGGCGATAGTCTTGCGAGATTCATTATTAATGTTCGCGAATTGCAAAAGACGTTGGATATGCAGACGCGAATGATTAAATTGGCCGACCTGTTGGACAATCTTACTGCTATTAAGCTGTGTGCACCTGGTTCCTCACCTATCTATTTTGCTGAAACAGAGCTTATGCTGGAAATGGTCTTTAACGGCAGGGCAATTGGCCCCGATGCTGGTGTTGTAGAATATTTAGAGAGTAAAGGCATTGAGCACGAATTATTAGTAAACGTACGAGCGGTAGTGAATAAAGGCATATCTGACTTGAAGCCAGAGTACCGAACGCAATATGAATCCTATAAGGAGATGATTTGGCACAAATGGCGTCAATCAGAATATCAACATAGCGCGAACGTAACCTCCCATCCTGCAGCCGGATGCCGGTGCTAAACCTGGCCACCAGGTTAAGTAATTAAACAACCTCTCTTCGCAATGCCCGGCAACACGCCGGGCATTTTCATATAGACACAATCCCTTCTGATTTACACAGTACCTAAAACAATTTGTTTTCTGCCTTTTGTTGTTAGAGATAATAAGCCACATAAGAAAACAACTTGTTTTGGAGTGGTTGAAATGTTGAACATTACCCAAGCCTACCAGGTGGCATTGATCAGTTCATCTCATACATCAGAGGAAGATGCTCGCCGATTCATGATCGCAAGCAATGAGCTGGATTGGGTTTCACAAATTGATGGCGGTTGTATTGTCCACGCCGGGTTACAGGATGATGTCTGGAAAGACGACTTGCGTCGATATGGTATATCCGAAGGCGCGATTGCTAACATTCAGAAAGTACTTGATGTAGGCTTTGACTCTGTACATTTTGATTGTGGTGCGCCGGTCGTTGAAGGGCTTGAGTGCTGGAACTGGTAAATCTGCAAACATATTCAAACCGTTGATAATGGCGGTCACAATTTGATTCTTTTCTATAAGAATCCGTTGATCGCCACTACTCCCCTTCCATGCCTGCAATCACATCCTTAAATATCAATAGGTTACAGTTGTTTATACCAATAAGAAAACAACTAAATAACAGATCAACGAAACATCAACGCTTTCTCCCGATTTGGTCTAAAAAATTGACGTTTTCACACATCACTTCTTATACCCGTAATCCTACGCAGCAGACAGCTCCACAGCGTCCAATTTTCACCACAGACGACTCAACACACTACCAACAAAAACACACGCTCAAAATCGCTCCCGTTGCGTTACACAACCATATAAACAACTTATTTTCAGGCATAACAAAACAACTAAATAACACACATGCCATTCCCAAAAACAACCAACCTCTTTATGGCAGGCTACCGAAAAGACCCACCTCTTCTTCCCAGGCTACCGGATAACCAACCTAACTTTCACAGGCAATCCGAAAACATTCACACGCGCGATACCCACGACACGCCATTCCCCAAACAGCGAAGAAACACCAGAATCACTGAAACCCCAACGAAGCCTGTAACCGCAAGGTTTCTCTCAATCCCAAAAGACACGAAACATAACAATCACGGGAAACGCCATTACCCAATACACGAATAACTACAAAAGCCTTTCACACACTCCAGACAAACAACTCAAACACAATAACGAAAGCAATCGCCCACCTGCCATTACTCCATATACGGAGAAGAACAATCACCAAAACGACGAGAACACCCCATAGAAGAACCACCGCAAAACGAACGAAACCACATACACCGACAGAGAAAACAACACACCTAATCCACCAACAGAAATAGTCGCCGTATAGAACGTTCTGGTAGGAGTGAGCATTAACGCCTATAGAGAGGTTGAGACAGATAAAACACGAAGAAAACACAACATGTATAGCGAAGAAGCCTGGTATGTATAAGTGGAGAGGGAAGTAGGGGTGTCGCCTCCTTTTTCGTATTTATTCAACTCCTGATTTTATCCCCCGTAACACCCCTACGGTCAGCCTTCGGTCCATACAGGGAAAGGCTGCATCCCGCTACAGAAACGGCTGGGTTGCCTTCGGGGAACGGCTGGGGATTTTCAGGGAAACGGTAGAGTTGCCTGTGTGGATTTCGGGAAAAGGCTCGATGCCGGTTCAGGAACGGTGGCGTACCGGTATAGCGTGAGGGAGAGTTGCGGCTACCCACCTGTAATGTGCGGTAAGAAGAGAGGCGCTCACGTGCAGGCGAACTTACCGCTGGATTCCCTCTGAATGCCCAGCTACAGCGTAATTGTGCCAGACAGCCAGCGGGTCACAATCGATTTCAGTAGGTTTTCGGGGAGAGGATTATTCTGCCCACCAGCCATCTTCGGCCACTAAATCAGAATAATGTAAAAAGTGTACTCGGTACTGAACCTGAAAACTCACTGCCAAAACCACATTCACCGGAATAAAATCCTTTTTCGCCTGTGCGTTATTGCGATAATAACACCAATAAGAAAACATGTTGTTTAAGGATTGCTTTATGTTTGCACATATCGACATCAACCAAATTAAGAAATTGACTCAAAAAGAGTTTGACCAGTTCTGTGAGCTGGAAGGTTGGTCTTCCACTCTGATCAATTCGCGGTGGGTGCTTGAGCTGATGACTCGTGATGACGCACCTGCTTTGATGATTTGCGACATGGGAGAAGATGCTGACTTTATGGATATGAGCGAATTTTGTGTGGACACATACAACCGCAGCCAGAAGTACTACTTCACATGCGATAGCGAGAATGACGTGATTTCTAAGGTCTATCTTCACCTTGTCCAGCATTGGGACGTTCAGGAGTTTCTTGAAGTATTCGCGTAACCTCAACCAAAGCCAGCAATGCTGGCTTAATTTCTCTATAGCCGCAGGGAGGAACCTGCATATCGATCATGCACCTGATCATTATGCTTTGTAGCCGTTTTCTTACTGGTATTATTTACGCCATTGAGAAAACAAGTTGTTTACGGAGTTGTGATGAAAAAATCATTGGTTCTTGGTCTGGACAAAGACCAGAAGCGAAAAGAGAAGCCTGCGCTAGTTGCTCAATTAACTTTGCTGGACATCGTTGCCAATGGAACCTCTATTCGTCTGTTCCGTGAAACAGCGGTGTCTTTCGATAAAAACACCTTTACTCGTTATGTAATGAATGTTCGTCGCCAGCGTGGAAAAGGCTGGGTGGCATTTCAAAGAATGTGGCCGGAACATCAGCTCGAACTGGCTTTGATGGAAGTTAACCGCGTGGCCCAACAAGAAATTCAGAGAGCATCAGTGATGGCAATAGCCTGATAATGTGCAAGTGGTAATTAGTCGACAGTACGACAGCCCCGCCATCCTTACGGGGCTTTTTTGTATTGTAAGTACATACTTACGGCTATAAAATAGAAAAATAACCAAGACACTACGGAGAGTGAAATGACCGTTAAACGCGAAAAACTGACAGTTGATGTTTACTATGCCTCTGAAACCGCCGAAGGTAAGAATGTGGCAAAAATCACCGTTGTTACGTACAACACCGAAACTGGTGCCGAAGTACAGGCCAGTACGATCGTGCGTAAAGGTGATGCCTCCGGCGGCGAGTACGCGACGCAATACCAGTCCATTCTCGATGCAACTGACCCGCTGCTGCTGAAAATCGAGAACTACTTCCGCCAGGTTGATGAAGAGGTGTTTGAAACCATGATGAATATGGTTAATTCCGTATTCACCTCCAGCCTGAACACCAGCACCACCTGGATTGGTCAGTACGGTCTGCGTATTACCTCCGGCATTCCTGCTGACACCTTAATCCCTGAAAGCGTATTCGCTTAATCCTCTTTAAATGGCGCGTAAACCGCGCCATTTTCTTATGCCCGATAACAATTTGTTTTCTGCCTTAATCTGACTGCGATAATTATCACATCAAAAACAAACGAGGAATTAAAAATGAGTACGCATCTTCAGAAGCTTATCAACAAGCGTAAATCTCTTAAAGAACATGCAGAGTTGATAAATTCAATTGAAAAACGTTTCCCAGTCATTTCGGATATTGCGAGATTCTTTTGGTCGGAGAGATGTAAAGTTTGGAAAGGTGTTGAGGATGTAGAGGATGTAGATGATTTTGTCAGCAAGTACAACCCAGACATTAGCTACGAACTAGCTGATGATTTTGCTGGCTCGTCTAAAGATGATCCGTTTCCTGATTGGTTTAACATTGATGATTATCCTAGTTGTATGTGCACCACTTACGCCAACAAGGACTTTAGTAAAGCGTGGTTTGCTATCGCTTATGACGGTCATTTCAAAAAGTCCGACGGAAGCAAAAGACCATATTTTCTCGCTGAAATAGACTTAACCAGCGGAGAGGTTACAGTACACGAAAACCACAGGAATCTAATAAATCTTGTTGATGGCGTTCGCGTACTGGATACAGACGCCCAGCAACTAACGCACAATGTATGGTTCGGAGTTTCAGGAGTAGAGATGGGTATCGAACTGATAATGGGGCATCTTTTAAATGAATACTCGGAGCGGCATCATCCGCCATACAATCCGCTTGAGTCATTTGACAATAGGCTGAAGGACTACATCGATGAACCAACATATATAATGGAATCTTTTCAATTAGATATGATTCCAGCATGACAAACGCCACCAGTTAACGCTGGTGGCCTTAAATGACCATCCTGTTCCCCGCAGGCTAAAAACACCAACCTCTTACCTCCAGGCAACCGACAAACCCACCTGTTCCCGTCCGGCTACCGCAACTTTCCACTTTGACGCCTTATTCGTACAACGATAATTAACGCCAACAAGAAAACAATTTGTTATTTACGATAAGGAATTAATCATGAATTTTATCGCTACTGTAAACGCACCCGCACATGGCAATATCGCTGTAACGTTCTCTGACATTGAAAAACGAGTACTTGGTGCCTGGCGTCACAATGAGACGGTAGAACTGTCAGAACAAGAAAAATGCATTATTGCACGCGACATCATTGGCAATCGTCGTTACTCTCGGGTATTTGAGAAAGCGTATGTGGTAAATTCTGGATTCGGAACGTTCGTCTTTCCGGTGCGCTCCGGGCGATTCTGCCAGTCCAAGCTGATTGAGTTCGCTACGCAGATTTCTGTCTGGATGAAGACCCAAACGTCATACGGCTTTACTGACCATGAAGCCATATCACTGGCTACGCAGATCGCCAACAATGCAATTAAATGCAAAAACATTACGTATACCGCTGGCGTTGATACATGGAAACTGTTTTGCGCTAACTTTATGCTGAATGTATACGCAAGCAACCGCATCCACATCCTTGATGGCGTGTAACTGAGAAGAGGGCCAGAAACGGCCCTTTCTCTATAGCCACCAGCTGCCGCAGGGAAATTTTCAGAAACGGCAAGGAACGCATTCATGAGCCGACGGGAAACGGCCAGGATTTTTTCGGGAAACGGCTGCATTCGCCTTTATGTAGAAAAAACATCGGGAAGCTGGTGGAATCCAACCAGCGGTTGTCGGACAGGTGAGCGGGGAAAATTATGATGACTTTCGTCGCCTGAGACATCCAGATTTCTTTCGTAGCATAATCACATACGTGATTAAGTGGTGTGATTATGTGAAAAATCACGCGCACATAATACGCGAGCGGATACGGAACAAAACAAAATGCCGATCCGCGCCGACAATTAAACGCGGATCACATAGCAAGAATAAAAATTAATGATTAGCCATACGTTATAGCGCAATATAACGCATTTTAAGCGCGTTAATGTGTTAAGTAATGGGTATGTACTGACAAGGATATAAAAGCGCGTCTATGGCGTTATTTTGGCGCTTATTTTTATGTTGTTGGAGTGAGTTAAAGACAATAAAAAAGCGCCATTATTGGCGCGTTATGGTGGGTGTATTGTAAACGAAAAAAGCGCCCATAGTGGGCGCTATTGTTTTTATTTTTCTAAGTGAATATTAAAGCCAGCGTTTAAAAATTCTTGAAGCATTAAAGTAACATCAGCTTCATTGATTCCTACGCGCGCTCTATGTTCTACGTCATTGATGTTTATTTTAAACGTTGTTTCATCAACCACTTCAGAACTTAGAGCATATCCAGCTAAACCAGCAATATCATAAACAAGAGTATGATTATTGATATTTACGCCAGAGATGAAAATAACCATGATTAAGCTCCTTAAAAAAATTAAATAGAATTTTGAAGTTTTCCGATTAATGCGCTTAAACGTAAATATTCACGCTTACGCTTACAATCTCGTTTACTGTTAAGCAAATCAGAAAACGTAAAATTTAATTGGTCGCGTTGCGCGATCAAATCGTCGATTAATTCCAGTTTATAAGCGCGATACTTTGCGCGATATTCCGCGCGGATCTTGTCATAGCTGACCATTTTTGAAAGCTCCTTTAAAGCGCCCATAGTGGGCGCTTGATTTCATTAATTACGCTTTAAAAGCATCAGCTAAATAATTGTAGAAATCATTTTTAATGAAGCGATATTGCTGCGTACCAGCTTTGGCGCTCCCAGCTCCTTTGACTTTTTCAACAAGTCCGAGACGTTCGCAAAGATTGATCAACTGGTTGGCTTGAGTATAGCCAGCGTCCAATTTAATTTCGCACGCTTTTTTAGCTTCATTCATTAAATCGAAAACAGCGCCATTGGTGAACGTGTCGATCTCGTCGTTAATCATATCGATTAAAGCGAATACACGAGATCCTGACATATCAGCGACGGAATAAACGCATTTACCAGCTTTAATGGATTTAACCAGATAAACCAGTTTTTCCAGTGAATAACTATTAGTCATAGCATCACGGAAAAATACTTCTGGCGCTTGTTTGCTTGCTTTAATCGCATAGTAGAAAACAGAGCATAATTTTTCGTCTTCTACTGCGTTTACGACGTTGTTGATGAAGTAAGCAAGTTTAGTGGTCGCAGCTTGCATATTTGCTTTGTCTGCTTTAGTGTGCGTACCATTTTTATAATGTTCGTTATATGTTTGAGTTGCCAGATCTGCTTTTTCGCGCAGTTCATCGGATACAATGGAAGCAGCTTCAATGATGGATTTTTTAGAAATGATAATGTTAGCCATGATGGACATCCTTACGAAAAATTAAAATGAATTTATTTTTTACTGTCGTTAGCCAGCTCGCTTTCGACGAGTTCAATTATCGATACGTGAAAAAAGATTGCAAGTGTTTTTTTTAAATTTTTTGCAGGGGTGAAAGTCCTAGAAATAAAAGCGAGATCGTCGAAGGTGTTCCCTAAATAAATAATCAATTCGGGCCTTTAACCTTATATATTTATACAGAGTGGCATTGAAAGAGTTTTAAATGAATGGCATGTAAAATAATAACCGGGCTTAGCCGGTTATTACCCTTATAGATTTAAAATGGAAGGATTCGTTCAACCCAATCGAAGAAAACAAGTATTTTTCTGCCGTCTTCTAACTTAAGAGTGACCTGGCAAGCATCAACGCCTCTTGACACCCCTTCAATTTCACGACCGTCTGCCATGTAGACCCTTATAGATTGGTCGTTTTGATAAGCCTTGCGACATATCGCAAAAAAGTCACGGCGTGATGGCTGATTGTCAACATAGTCTGGATGTATTGTTAGCCTACCTTTGAACTCGCGAGCAATGCCATCGATTACACCTGATTCAATTGTGCTAATGCGCTCAAGTGGGAGTCTTATACGATTTTCTTTATCATATGGAAGCGGGCATAAATCTAGCTTATTGCGGGAAGGCATTGTCCCCTGAACGTACATGCAAAACACCTGACCGTCTTCAAGCGTGACTCTTACAGGAATGTTGTTCTTCCGCCAGAACATAAGTATGTTTTCAGCATGTTCGTAGTCTCGCGGCCAGACTTCAGCCGGTATGCCGTAGGTGATGTCCAATGTTCTCATTCTGATACTCTTAGAGGTGTTTTCAGCAACCCAAATTTAAATTCTTTGTTACCAACGACAAAGAAGGGAACCTCAACATAGATTTTTTTATCGACGGATTTAGAGTTAGCTGTTTTCTGTATGTCACGAACGATACGTTTTGAGATATTTTCATCGATAAACAATACCTTTCCACTTGTATTCCCTTCAGCCTTGGCGTAAGTAACGATAGGCTCTTCATTGCCAACCCTAATGTTTACTTGGCAACCTGTTGTAGCCATTTCATCACAGTAAAGTGTGCCGTCTTGAACTTCTAAAACAATTCCAGATGGCTTCATGGCTTCGTCAGAGTTTACATTAACGTTTTCTGGTACAGCGGTCCCGTTAATTTGCAACCGTAATCTTTCTTTTCCTCCATTAAGTATTGTTTCTTCTGCGTTGTCTGAGAATCTGAACCAAACTGGCTGATTCAGACCTCGTGATTTGTATTCTACTACGTCTTCGGAGGTAAACATGCTGTACGTTTTTTGCATGTCAGAGACGAAATCTGATAATGCGTTGGCGGAAAACGCCGGGAGGCATATACAAGCAAGGAGTAACGAAATTTTCATTTTCATATCATGATAATCCAATTATTTAACATCACACTTTCTAAGTTTTTCTATTTGTTCTAATTTTTCATGATCATCATTTAGATTTCCTTCGACTATCTCCGTTTCAAGTTTGCTGATTAGCATGTTAAGTGCGTTGTAGTTATTGCATTTTACTTTGTAGGCGTAGTATGACCTTGTCCCTGGTTTTTGTACACCCATATCATTAAAGTTAGAGCTTAAAGTATAACCTTCAAGTTCAACCCCTTTTATTGTTGGAAGAATTATATTTAATGGTTCTAATTTAAATGGGTAGATATAAATATGTGATATGAAGTACTCTTCTGAAGAGATTTTCTTCATGTCTTTTGTGATTGAAGCTGAATATTTACGGTTCCGAGTGATATAAAATTTTGTGCATTTGTACAACTCTAGGTTGAATAGATAATATTTGTCTTTAAAAAGAACATCTTTTCCATGTGATATTTTATGTCGTAAAGAGTTAATTATTTTGTTTATGGAAATACTCATCTACAGTATCCGACCTTAGTTATCAATTGAAAAGCCTACAAATATCGTTCTGCCAATCAAGAAATTTTTTCAGCCGGAGGTGTGTACTTCAAAAAATGTGATGAATATCACATGCAGGTGCTCTCATACACCTGCATGTAGACTATTAATCATTCAATAATCTATATTTTCTTTTGATTAAATCTTCACCTTTTTTGGTGAACACAAAACCAAATTGCGATTTTTTGTTCAGCCTAAGTACTCTGTTATCCAACGCATCGGTTGATGGAATCAATGTTTGATCATCTATCCAATTAAGTAGCGTAAGAAAGTTCAGCAGCCTCAACGTTGTTGTGCGAAGCTCTTTCGATATATTTTCAATGCTGGCAATTCGTCTTTGTTTTTTCTCAGGTGGTACAGATAATTGTTCTTGAGGTTTCGTGGATAGACAATCAATTTCGTTTGCTGCATCGAATGATATGTGTGGCGTAATTTTGCTAAAAAAGCCTTTCGCTGACTCACTTGATAATAAACCAGACCTATTCATATCGTTTGTTATTCTGTACAGGAGTGGACTGTGTTTCATTTCAGGATAACGTTGATAAAAGTTAAGCAATTCAAAAGCAGCATTAGCACCAACAAGAAAATCAGAAGGATCGCTGACTTTCCAGAAAGAATGATTTTTCTTAGCGCCAGTGGTGTCAACAAATGATAATTCTTTTAACCAACTCATGATGTGCTCCTTTCTAACAAGTGAGCACATCATAGAATTAGTTGATAGGGGGTAAATATGAAATGTTACGGCAACCTGCTCAGTATTTCCTCTAGATCTTTTTTTGTCATATTGGAGTTTTCATAGATGCGCATGATTTTCTCACGCGTCTTAGCGGAAACCCCAACGGCAGATGTGACTTTGTCAAATTCAGCCATAGTCATCGTCTCCAGAATGGCATTGATAACTTCAGCCTTAGACATCTTGATTTTTTTCTCTTTGAGTTTTATTTGAAATTTTCCAAGTTTTTCATTGGCCTTATCAGACAATGCCACTTGGCAATAAGTTGTTTTCTTTTCGCTCATAACTAATCTCGTTTCAGAACTCCAAAATCGAATGCGCCATCAATAGGCAATACACCTTCTGCAAAGCCAGGTGTGGTGTCGATGATGTGTTTTCGCTCATAAGAGTGAGACAACAGGTATTTGTTGCTAGTGTCAATGAAATCAGTGATAAAACACACGTTTGCCTGATTCTTCTTGGCTCGTAAGCCACGACCGACACGCTGCCTCATTTCAACTTCTGCTTTCCCACCACCAGCAAGAATGACCGCACCAACGCTTGGCACATCAACACCGACATCCAGAATAGTCGAGCCTATTAAAACATCTATTTCTCCAGACGCTAAACTGTTCAGCTTTGCTTGCCTTGTCGCCTGGTTAGATTCCCCATAGATGAAGTCAACTCTAAGGCCGGACTCTTTCATCATTTCCATCAGGATTTGCCCGTGGCGTTTAAGGCGAACCAGAGTCATACAATTGAGAGAATGTTGCTTATAGAGCAATGCTTCGCGAACAATGGCCTCGTTACGTCCCAAATTATACACGATCCCCAACTGATAAGCCTTTTGGTAGGCAGTACTCATACCTACTCTAAAATTGAGGTGTTTGTTGGCAAGTTCTGCCTTGATTCTGGCCTCGTCTGGTTTGTAGGCAACTTTATGATAAAGGAAGTACGGCTTTGCCAGAATGCCTCGATCAATCAGGTACTTTTCTGTGACTTTAATTTCAATTCGCCCGGCCACCGCCATCAGGCGCATGTTGGCTTCCGTCGAATCCTTCATGAACGGCGTGGCTGTAAGCGCCAGACGATAGTCTGCGTTCACACATAATCTGGCGATGTCATAGAAATTTGAGCCTGAAGACTCATGCGCCTCTTCCAGAATAAGAAGAGAGACACTTGAAAGGAAGCGTTTCACCAACTCCCGACGTTTGAGGTGGTAGCTTTTCTTATCTGGTGTTGCATCGCGTGGTGGTTCTTCGAGGAAACTTGCAAGAGTTTGAACTGTAGCGACGTTGATATGTCGTGATACCTGGAACTCACCCGAGCCAATGACTCCAACCTTTTGGTCTTTTAACCACGGTTCGCCATTTTCGGCGCGGTAGTCGATGGATCTCTGGAAGTTTTCGGCCATTTGAAACATCAGAACAGAGCGGGTTGTTAAAAATAATGTCATTCGACCGATACGTGCAGCTGCTTTGCAGGCAACGTTAGATTTCCCGCCACCAGTAGCGATCTGCGCAATCATCATTCCCTCTCGAACCAGTGTTTCCACAGTCTGATCCTGATACGCATAATCAGGATTGTATGGGAATGGGTTAACCGCCGGATTTGGTTTACCAAGCGCCGGGGCTTTGTCTTTGCGGATATGAACACATTTGATGCCCGCCTTGTTCAAGTTCGCCGCTACAGGCTTGGCAAAGCCAGCAGGGAACGAGTTTTTACTCCAGTTGAACATCGTGCTTGTGCCCTTCCAGTCGCCAGTCTCGACTTCGTAGCTCAACATTTGCTGCACCAGTTGCTTTACCTTGTCATCTGCGCCAGAAATAAGCGCATTAACTGCGTTAGATACAATCCGAACAGTCATAAACCTCTTTCCTTAGTGCCTTTTGTATGTTATTTGGCTATTATAATAAGTAAGCAGTTACTTAGTGGATTGTAGCAATAAAATGGATGTAAAAATCACGATTTTGCAGGTTGATGTTGCCAACCTTCGCCCGAATACCTGGAACACCAATTCGGTTGGTGCGCAGAATTTTGAAAAACTGAAAGGTTCTATCGAAAAATTGGGCTTTTTTAAGCCAATTTTGGCTCGTGAACTTGAAGATGGATTTTTTGAAATCCTCGGCGGCGAACATCGCTGGCGTGCTGCTATTGAGCAAGGAATTTCAACGGTTCCGGTGCTTTCTGTGGGCAAAATTAGCGATGTCGTGGCAAAACAGATGTCACTGGTGGACAACGAGCGATACGGTGAAGACGACCAAATCGCATTGCAACGCTTCATTGAAGAAATTCAGTCAGAACTTGACTATCAACTGTCTGAAATCGCCCCGTATGACGACGAAATCTCGATGGTTTTAGCAAAAGAGGCGGCAATCGACCTTGAAGCACTGGAGGCGTTGTCTCGTGGTAGTGATGAGCCTGTCGATACCGACAAACGGGAGAAAACCGAACGTGTGGGTGCGGAACATCAGACCATGCGCTTCAAAGTAACTTTCGATGCGTCAGATCGTGTTGCAGAAACCATAAAAAACATCATCAAAGAGCAGGCTATTAACACCGGTAATGAAATGGAGAACGCTGGTGAGGCTCTGGTGTGGCTGGTCGACTACTACAAGGAGCGTATGTAATGACCAAAAAGTTTGAAATCGTATATCGCGACCCGGCAGATCTTATTCCCTATGAGATGAATGCCAAAAAGCATGATGAACAGCAGATCCGAGATCTAGCCGCAGCCATTAAAAAGCGCGGATTTGACCAGCCAATTACGGTCGATAAGAACGACGTAATTATTACTGGCCACGGCCGCCGTGAGGCTGCAATTTTTGCTGGACTTGAGCGCGTACCGGTTATTGTTCGCGATGATCTCAGTGATGACGAGGTTCGTGCGAAGCGCCTTGAAGATAACCGACTTGCCAGCATTGATTACGATGCAATTAAGCTACAGAAAGAGCTTGAGTCGCTTGTTCTGGACGATATCGAGGTTTTCGGCTTTGAAGAGCGTGAGTTGAATGTTCTCGTTGGCAGTATGACAGAAGAAATGGACACCGACTCGCTAGTTATCGATCTTGGCGAAGAAACTAAACGACAGAAGGATGAACACACCGAGATCAGTCGTGAAGTTGCAGCGGAAGAAGTACGTGTTGTCGACGTATTGGGCTTTAAAACGCTCCCTGCTGGCTCTGCCATTGTTGTTGGTGATTTGCTTGCCCACATGGAAGAAATGACGGGAGAAAGCGGGGTAGACGCATTTGTGGCATATGCGGAGAAGATCTCTTCCGGGGAGATGGCTGCATGAGCAAATACATCATCAACGTATCGTTTCAGACACGCGTAAATAAAACCACGCGCACATTGGAAATCGCTGAGTCGTTCGGGCTTGGCCTGGACGAAAAAGAGTGGACGCTTTACGACAATCTGGAGCTGGAAGTGAAGCAGGGCGATGTGGTGTACATCACCGGCCAATCCGGTTCCGGCAAATCCGTTGTGCTGCGCGAGTTGCAACGACAGATGAAGGATGAAGGGCTGTCTGTAGCCTCCATCGATGATTTTACCTTCGATAATGAGGTTAACGTCATCGATCAGTTGGGCAAAACGACCAGTGATGCGCTTGGGTTGTTATCTATGGCTGGTCTGAACGATGCATATCTGTTTGTTCGCAAGCCTTCTGAAATGTCAGACGGCCAGAAATATCGTCTCAAGATTGCCAAACTGATTGAGTCAGACGCTAAAGTGTGGGCTGCTGACGAGTTCGGCGCTGTTCTCGACCGTGTAACCGCTCAGGTTGTGGCGTCTAACCTCCAGCGTGCCGCTCGAAAGGTTGGTGCGACGGTAATGGTGGCGACGACTCACGAAGACCTGAAGAACGCGCTGCGCCCGGATATGCAGATCACCAAGCACTACAAAGAACGCGTGAAGGTGGAATATCACAATGGTAGTCACGATGAGGTCCATTCATGACGGACATCATCATTAAACGCTACCGCCCTGAAGAGTTTCCGCGTCATCTGGACTTTCTGGAGCGAATGACTGTTACAAAGGGAACTGTAGAGGACTGGCACGCTCTTAAGTCGCTTCACTACAAAACAGACGGCAAACCTTTCGCGCCAACTTACTATCGCTGCGAACTTGATGACCGTCTGGTGGGCGTCGTGGTTATGGCTTACCCGAAACTACTGTTGGCACCTCGCCACCGCATGTTTCCTAAGTTGAAACCAACCACTAATACCACCGTGGCTAACCAGTACTGGGGTCGGTACGTGAATAACAACTTTGCGGTGATCAGTCGCTCAGTTGTGGATACTCAGTATCGTGGCGTAGGCGTCTCTTATCGAATGATTAACCTGGTTAGCAGGATGCATGACCGGCCAATCATTGAGATCCAGTCCTCGATGAGCAAATACAATCCCTTCGCCATGAAAGCGGGGTTTAAGTTCATCCGCCCTGAGCGACCGAAGAGCTATGAAAGTGCACTGCGTGTATTCCAGCGCCATTTCCGTTCTGACCCGGGTGATAACGAGGCGATCGTCAAAGAGTTGTTCGCAATGAGCGAGTCTCGTCGTCGCCGTGCACTGCGTGATCTGGTGGCGGACTACCACAAGAACAGTTCCCTGGCAAAAGCTGGGCGGAATCGTGGCACGACGATTCAGGACATTGCCGACAGTCTGGTGGACGAGGCCAGCATTGTGAAGCTGCTCAAGGACATTCACAACCTGAGCTTTACGTCTCCGTTGTATGGTGTGTATCGAAACCCTGACTTTGGTCGTCGACTGCCTGACACGCTGCCACTGCTGGCATTCGACAAACAACCTTTGGATAAACCGTTAGAAATTGCTTTACCGGCATAAGGATTTGCCATGACGTTAACCGATAAACAAAAGGACATCATCAAAACGCTCAATCTCGGTTATGAGCGAGGTCATCTACTTGATCTGGACGAATTGCTTGAAGTTTTGCCGTACAAGACAACCAAGCAAAGTATTCAGTTCTCAATTCGCGCTCTGATAAAAAAGGGGCTGGTGGAGAAAGGGCATACGCGCCAACGCAGTGACAATCGCTATCACCGCCGGACTCTTGGGTTAACCACTTTAGGTCGAGCCAAAGCGAAGTTACTGGTGATGTAATCGGTCTGGGAGCTTATTTAAAGACCTGCTTCCGTATATATAAATAATAAGTAACTTATTAAATATATACGGAAGCAGGCTTAGTAAGACATGCCCAGACCTAATTAAACACCCCAGAAAACAAGTTGGTTAGCATACGCAGTAAACAAGTTGTTTTAGAGCGCATGGACGCGCTCTGTGTGTTTTAGAGGGATCTATGACGGTCGAAAAAGACGAGGTAAAAACTCGCCTGACACCAGCGGAGTGGGCCGAAGCTGAAGCCAAATGGACGTCAGGCGAATATACACTCTCAAAGCTGGAGGAAGAGTACGGCATTCGTCGTGAAACACTCTCCAGACATTTCAAAAAGCGAGGATTAGAGAAAGGCGCGGACTCTGTTGGGAAGATGGTTCGTGAGTCTCTTAAATCTGACGCAGAGCTTCGCGCTAAAGCCCGTGCGGAAAAGATAGAAGAACGTCGTACACGTTATGACGGCTGGGCGTATGCGTTGGGGCAGATGGTGATGGTCGAAGTCACTACGGCCAAACGTGATGGTAAGCCTTTAGGGGCGATTGAGGATTCTCTCAAGAGCTTACAGAGAGCCAGTAATACCCTTGCAAAATGCTTTGAAGTTTCGTCCAAAGCATTGGGCATGGATCATGCTGAAAATGACGAGGAAGAAATTCCGAACCTGGTATTTGGTGAGCTTACGCCTTCCCAGGTGGCGAAATTACGTCAGGAAGACGACGAGCCTGAAATCATCGATGACGAATTGCTTGAGACGTTGGAAGAAGAAGCTCTAAGCGAATTTGATGCGACAGATGATGGAAGTGAAGGGGAGGACGAATAATGGCAATCCCGTCCTCGCTCAGTCTTGTGCAACTGCATTCTGGACAGATGAAAGTCTTCCAGTCTCCGCATCGATTTAAAGTTGTTTGTGCTGGTCGACGCTGGGGAAAATCCCGGTTGTCGATCTCCACTATTATTCGTGCGGCGGCAAAGGAAAAAAAGCAAAGAGTCTGGTATGTCGCTCCTACTTACCAGATGGCTCGCCAGATTTTGTGGGACGATCTACAGGAAGTTCTGCCTCGTAAGTGGGTTAGGAAAAAGAACGACACCACGATGACAATCGTGTTGAAGAACGGTTCGGAGATCGCCCTCAAAGGTGCTGATAAGCCTGACACTCTGCGCGGCGTAGCGTTGCATTTTGTAGTGCTTGATGAATTTCAGGATATGAAGGCTGACACCTGGTACAAGGTGTTACGACCTACTCTTTCATCGACACGCGGCGGTGCACTGATCATTGGTACGCCAAAAGGCTTCTCGGAATTTCACAAACTGTGGACTATAGGCCAGAACGTAGAGCTGCAAAGAAAGGGACAGTGGAAGAGCTGGCAGTTTGTAACTGCCGATTCTCCGTTTGTACCTACGGCGGAAATTGAAGCTGCTAAGAACGATATGGACCCGAAATCGTTCGCTCAGGAGTACCTGGCGAGCTTTGAGAACATGTCCGGGCGCGTTTACTACCCGTTCGATCGTAACGTGCATGTAAAACCGCTTCAGTTCAACCCTCGGTTGCCTATATGGGTAGGGCAGGACTTCAACATTGACCCGATGTCTTCAGTAATTTTGCAACCTCAGCCAAATGGTGAGCTATGGGCAATTGATGAATTGGTGCTCTTTTCCTCTAACACGGCAGAGGTTTGTGATGAGCTTGAGAGACGCTTCTGGCGCTGGAAATCACAGATAACGGTATTTCCAGATCCGGCAGGTGCTTATCGCCAACATGCTCGCGGGGAGTCTGACGTCGACATTTTCAAAGAGAAGGGATTCTTACGTGTCGATTATTCGAAAAAGCACCCGCCAATTGCGGATCGTGTTAATGCTGTTAACCGAATGCTGATGACCGCATCTGGAGATATCCGGTTGTATATCGATCCGAAGTGCAAGCATTTGATTGATTCACTGGAAAAAGTCATCTACAAGCCTGGAACACGAGATATGGATAAGACAGGTGGCATTGAGCATAGTGCAGACGCATTGGGCTATCCAGTACATCGTAGGTATCCAGTCAAAAACCGTGTTATTCTTGGTGGTTCTAGATAGGTAAGTAATTATCTAAGGTTATTCAAATGGAATTGAACGACAAACAAATTAAGGATCTGGTGGCGCGACGCCACCCGGAATACGAAAAGAAAAAAGAACATTGGGACTTCCTCGCCAGCACTTACGCTGGCGGGCGTGGTTGGTTTACAGACAATATCTTTCGTTACTTTAAAGAGGGAGATCAGGAGTTTAAGGAGCGAGTTGAGCGTGCTTATCGCTTCAACCACACTCGTGAGGTGGTAAACCTCATCAACAAATATCTCTTTAAAGAAGACATTCATAGAAATATCGAAGAGGCACCAGAGCAGATCCGCAATTTCTGGAAACGTGCGACTCGCCAGAATGCCTCTATTGACTCATTTATGGCCGCTATTGATTTGCAGTCGTCTATTTACGGTCGCATATGGGTTGTTGTCGATAGCACGATGAGTGGTGATGTTGAGTCAGTAGCTGACGAGAAAAAGAAAGATGCTCGCGCCTACGCCTACTGGATTTCACCTCAGCAAATGCTGGATGTGGCATGGGACGACGACGGGAATATGTTGTGGGCGTTAATTGTGGAAGTCGCTCGTGATGACGCAGATCCTTTTACTTCTACAGGTCAGGAATACCAACGTTATCGTCTGTGGACACAAAACGAGTGGTATCTGTTCCGTGAGGAAGTGAAGAAGGGCGCTGGTGGAGCAGGTCGCCGTCAGGCAAAAGTTATTTTAGAGGATAGCGGTGAGCATAATCTCGGCGTAGTTCCTGTGTTTCCTGTTGATTGTATTGGAGAAAGTGAATCACCGTATTTCAGCCCATCGTTGATCGATGATATCGCTTATCTTGATCGTGCGGTTGCAAACTATCTGTCAAACCTTGATGCCATTATTCAGGATCAGACATTTAGCCAGTTGGCTATACCGGTACAGTCGCTTTTACCTGGTGATGAAAACCACACTAAAGTGCTTGAAATGGGCACAAAGCGAGTCTTCACCTACGATTCTGAAGGTGGAAACCAGCCGTTTTATCTGTCACCAGACCCGAAACAAGCTCAGATGATCATCACTACGATTAAGACGGTGATTAACGAAATCTACCATTCAGTTGGTGTAGCTGGTGAGCGAACGAAGCAGGACAACGCACAGGGAATCGATAACTCATCTGGTGCCGCAAAAATGTATGACTTCCAGCGTGTAAATAGCTTGCTTGTCACAAAAGCAGAGCGTCTGGAAAGGGCTGAACGCCAAATCATGCTACTGGTTGCGAAATGGATGGGGGTAGATCTGGACGAAGACCACTCTTTAATAGCGTATCCAGAAAGTTTCGATATTCGTGGCCTTACAGATGAATTTTCTGTTGCCGAGAAACTGTCATTACTTCAGGCACCGGACTCTGTACGTCGTCACCAGATGGAAATGCTTATTGAGAAGATTTTCCCGAACATTACTGAGGCGATGAAAAAGGAATTTGATAAAGATCTCTTGAATTTTCCGCCAAAAAATGATCTAAATACCCTTGAAAATAAGTCAGCACTTACTTATGATCGTGGTGCAGCCCAAGAAAGCGGGCAAGATCAACCCCGAGGGAATGGGGACTCATCTACTCAAGAGAACGAGTGATAAGTAACAAAAGGAATTTTTATGAATCTGTGGCAAATGCTTTTGGCCCGTCGTGGTCTGATGGATGTCGCTGAGGCGCATGAGCGTGGAGGCGCTGGCGGTGTAGCTGCTGATAATGAGCAGAGTACACAAGATCCTGACAAACAGGGTGAACAAAAAGAGCAGCCGAAGGGCGATGACGAATACGCTGGCATGACTCAGGAAGAGTTACTGGCCGAACTTCGTAAAACCAAGAAAGCTGGTGCTGAACTGCTGAAGGAGAACATGAAGCGCAAAGAGAAAGAGCGCACATTGGCCGATCAGCTTGCTCAGTACGGTGATATCGATCCGGCGCGTGCTCGCCAGCTTTTAGAAGCTGAACAGGCCGCAGAAAACGCACGTCGTGAGGCGGAGCAAGCTGAACTGGAGCGTCGTGGTGAGTTCGATGCTGTTAAAAAACAGATGATCGAAGCACACCAGGCAGAGCTGGCACAGCGTGACGAACGTTATGCAGCACTGGAAAGTGAAAACGCATCACTGAAATCTCAATTAGTCGAGATGACCGTGGGCGCTTCCTTCAGTAACTCTCTCTTCCTACGTGACAAAGTTCTGATGACTCCGGCAAAAGCCCGCGTGATCTACGGTTCTCATTTTGAAGTGGGTGAAGACGGTAGCGTAGTGGGTTATGACAAACCGGCAGGTCATAAAGAACGAGCTGTTCTGGTTGACGGTGAAGGTAAGCCGTTGCCGTTTGAATCCGCGATTGAACGCATTGTGCGGGCAGATCCGGAAGCTGACGCATTGATGCGTAGCGAAGCCAAGCAGGGTGTAGGCTCACATTCCAAATCGACCTACACAATATCCCAACCGAAGAACAAGTCGACTATGGATAAGTTGGCCTCCGGTCTGGGGAAAATTGGACTTAAGTAACATCTAAATCAAAGGGAATTGATAGATGCCATTACTGCGTGAAGAAGCTGAAAAGCTGTCTAACAACGAACTCGAACAGGGTGTGATCGAAACTATCATTGATCGCGATGACCTGTTTGCCATCCTGCCTTTTATGAAAATTAATTCAAAGGCATATCTGTACAACCGTGAAAAAACGCTGAGTGAAGCTACCTTCATCGACGTTAACGACACCATCCCGGAAGGTGCAGCAACCTTCGAAGAATGCGTTGCGAAACTGCGTATTCTGGCTGGTGACGTAGACGTTGATAAATTCCTGGCGACCACTATGGCCGACACCAATAACCAGTTGGCTATTCAGGTTCGTCAGAAAGTTAAAGGTCTGGCTCGTGCGTTCCGTCGCAATCTGATTTTGGGTGACTCCAGCACCAACAACAAAGCGTTTGACGGCATTCCACGCCTGATGCACGCAGATCAGAAGATCGATATCGCCGGTGCATCTATGACTTTCTCTATGTTCGACGAACTGGTCGATGCGGTGAAAGATCTTGGTGCTGACTGCATCATGATGCGTTCAGAGCACCTTCGTGCTTACCGTGCGCTGCTGCGTACAGTAAACGTAGGTCCGTCTGAAATCATGATGGAGAACTTCGGTCGTCCGATGCTGTGTCATAACGGCGTTCCGTTCATCATCAACGACTTCATCCCGACCGATGCTGGCAAAGCAAGCATCTACTGCCTGCATCTGTCAGAAGAGAACGGCGTTACTGGTCTGTATGGCGGCGACAACGCAGGTATCGTTGTTGAAAACATTGGTACTGTACAGAACAAAGACGCAGTACGTACCCGTGTGAAGTGGTACTGCTCTCTGGCGAATAAGCACGATAAGGCTATCGCTGCACTGACCAATGTAAAAATTTAATCAGTGTAGTAGATAGGTAGTTATCTATGTTAAAGGGTGGGCTATACGCCCACCCTTTTTGTAGGAGCGAGAAATGCCAGAACAAAAGATGAAGATTACGGAAGAGGCATTTTCGGATTTTACGGGGCATATGTGCCGTGCCGGATTTACCAATTCTATCTCCGATGAACCTTTAACCGAGCGGCAACAAAGTCAGCTATCTGCTTGTTTGCAGGCGGTTCCCCTCTCCCAATCCGTAAACATAACTCCGGCTTCACCATCAGTTTTGGTTGGGAAAACTGTTCAACTTAGTGCAGGTATTAGTATGGGTAAGAGTGCCAGTTCATTCACCTGGAAGTCAGCCAATGATCAAATTGCAACCGTTAACGGCACTGGATTAGTAACTGGCGTAGCCCCAGGCAAAGTAAAAATTACTGCAACTGATCAGGAAACCCAGCTTTCCGCTTCAGTGGAAGTCACCGTAAATCCGGTAGCCGTTCAATCCGTAACGGTAACGCCAGACTCAACCTCTGTTGAGAAAGGGAAATCAGTCAGTCTGAAAGCGAATGTTCAGCCGTCAAATGCGACGAATAAGACTGTTACCTGGTCTTCCAAAAATGAAGATAAGGCAACGGTAGACCAGAGCGGGAACGTTACTGGTGTAGAAGTTGGCACTGCGACGATTGAGATCGTTTCCCAAGATGGCAGCAAAAAGGCAACTGCAACGGTGGAAGTAACTGCGCCTGTTGTGGCTGTTACCGGCGTCGAAATCGACCCAAATAGCACAACCGTTGAGGCAAACAAAACTGTTCAGCTGACCGCAAATGTCGAGCCGGCAGGAGCAACAAATAAAACCGTTACTTGGGAATCCAAAAATACCGAATTTGCAACGGTGGATAGCGAAACCGGTGTTGTAACTGGCGTTGCGGCTGGTACTGCCACAATCGAGGTTACTACCCAAGATGGTAGCCACAAAGCGACAGCGACCGTAGAAGTCACTGCTGCAAAGGAATAATCAATATTGGGCGGCGAAAGCCGCCCATGTAGAGAGAATGCGTTATGAAACCAGCAAAAATTGTTTTATTAGAACCGCAATTTTCCGGTTATTCGGGAATGTTGTGCGGCGTTCAGTTCGAGAACGGGGTGTCCGTAGCGGAGTTGCCTTTTATCGATCAGCAAAGGATTTGTGCCTCAATGCGAGCATCAACAGTCGAGGGCAAAAATGTTTCTCCGTCTGCCGCATACAGTGATCGTGGCGAGTTGACCGCAGACCTGATTACCGAGCCAGCAGCACCTGACATTGTGCCAATGAAACGTGGGACACCAGATGAACCGGCCAAACAGATCCAGACTTTCACACGAGAAGAGTTGGAGTCAATTGCAGACAATGAAGGCATTGCCGGTCTACGTGTGATTGGTAATCAGGTTGGTGTCAAAGCGAAAGGAATTGTCGAGATGATTGAAGGCATCCTGAAAGCACAAGGCGGTGAGTAATGGCGCAGATCGACTCGTATCGTAGCGGTGAAGCTGTTTCTCTTTCATTTGCCTTCAACGTGCTGGATATCGAATCTGCCACCTACACAGTAAAGGACAGCACCGGGGCTATTCTCGTTGATGGCGAGCCGCTAGAAATTACCAGCGGTCAAATGTCGATTCCGGTTGTCGTGTCGGCTGAATATAACCAGCTCTCTGAGAAAGAACGCGATCTGCGGTACGTCATTGTGAAGGCTGTTGCATCGGGTCTGACGCATGAAGAGCGGCAAATGTATGTTCTGCTGAATAGTTTTGAACTGTCGATACCAGAACAGTCGTTTGCAACTGTCGCTGATGCTCAAATGCAGGCGATCGATATGCTGAATGGGGACACTTTGCTGTCGGATGGTGAAGGCTTAATGCGCAAGCGTCTCATTGAGGCTACCAGACGAATTAAAACTTTACCGTTCTCAATCCGCAAAATTCTACGTATCGACTTTGACCGATACGATCGCCCTCAAAATATGCTGAATGTGTATGACATTCCGTGGGGAGCAGATGGAGCGTACCGGCATGATTTAGTCGATTGGGAAAAGATGACGCAGGAGAAGTTTGAAGAGTTCCCTGACTACTTCAAAGAAGCGTTGATGCTTGCCGTTGTCAACGAAGCGTGTGAGATCGCAAATGGCAATGATGTTGCCGCAGCACGAGAAGATGGCATTTTGTCAGAGTCCATCGGTGAAACAACCAACATGTACCGTACCGGCAAAGCTGCAAACGTGCATGTGGCTCGCAGTACCTGGCGCTTGCTGGTCAGTTACATCAACAACCGTATGATTGTTCGCCGTGCGTAACGCCAGTCGCATTATTTACTTTTGGTCGAAAGGTTTTTTGGCCAGTAATGAGAGCGACCGACAACAACAGGGAGAGAGCATGAATATTTCATGGCAAACAGAAATTGCGATCTACCGCTTTGGCGCAAAGAACGTTTACGGTGAGGCGCAATTACAATTCGTCAGGAAGACGAATGTCGGCGTGGTTAAGTTCGAACAGAGTAATGAGAAATCGTCAGTTCGTGCTGATAGCTCTGGTAGTCGTGGTAAGGCGAGTCTGGAGCTGTTTGATGCTGTGTTAGTTGTCCCTTTGGGAGCGGCTGTACAACTTGATGATGTACTGATCCTTGAAGGTCAAAAATTAAAGGTGTCCAGTGTTCATCGCCGCTGGGGACTACGAGGAAGACCAGGGCATCTTGAAGTAGGGGCGAATATATGGGTCTGAAATACGATGCGCATCAGTTCAAACGTGCGGGGAATCGACTCAACAACAGCCAGAAAGCATTTAAGCGATATCTTATTCGGGACATGGAAAAGCTGGCGCGTTTGGTTGAGCGTCTCAGCCGTGCAATGGCCCCGCTGGAAACCGGATCTCTGGAGACAGCCATCTTTGCCAGGGTGATTAAAGAAGGTTATTCAGGGCTGCGTATTGAGCTTTCTGTGTCTGGAGCAAAACCACGTCAGGGGCATCCGGGCGTAGAAGTAGGTGACTATGCTAAGTACATGGAGCTGGGTAAATACCGACTCGGTTATCTTTCTCGAATGAAGAACGTGACAAACCCACCAATTGCCGGTGTTAAACCCCGTGTTGGGCCACACTTTCTGGAAAGAGCGGTGGAAATTAGCGAGAAGCAGTTCTCAGAAGCGATTCTTGAGGCTGCCAGAAAAGCCGGTTTTACGAGAGGTTAATGTGTTTATCGAAGCGTTTGCAAGTTTGATGCAGAAGGCAAAGATTGGCACGGTCGGGACTGACATTTTCTGTCACTACTTGCCTGCCAATGTGAAATCTGGCGTCCTGCTTATTAACCCAAATACCGGCATCAGCATCGATCATGAGCTACAGGGCTTTTATCACGAATCATTCACAATCATTGTGCGTGGTTCGTCAATCACTACGACGGTTGAGAAAGCCAATAAAATCATTGAGATGCTTCCAGTAGAGGAAACGGAATCTGGTGGTGTTTATTTTCGACTTGTACGACCGATGGCGATGCCAATCATTTATCCCAAAAATGATGGGGCATTAATAGAAGCAGGCATTCCTGTTGAATTTGCTGGCTATTTATTGAATTAAGTTAATCGGTAAGTATATACTTACCATTAGCGCAATGAATGCGTAGAATTAACGGAAAAAGGAGTTTTCCATCAATGTCTAATACCCATGTAAAAAACATCAAACTTGGTGCCTGTAAGGTGTCGTTTGGTGGTGTGGATTTGGGTTACACCAAAGGTGGTGTTCAGGTTGAAGTAGCCACTGAAACGCTGAAAGTCACCGTCGACCAGCACGGCCAGACAATTATGTCCGAGCTGGTGCAGGGTCGTAACATTACCATTACTGCGCCGCTGGCCGAGTCTGTGTTGAAAAATATGGTCGATCTGATGCCGGGGTCTACTCTGAACGAAGACGACAATGCGGTGACCATCACTTCCGCACAGGGTGTCAACCTGATCGACGTAGCCAAAGAGCTGGTTCTGACTCCGCAGGACACTACCGACTACGTTCTGACTATCCCGAAAGCTGCGACCGCAGGTAACTTCACCATGACTTACCAGTCTGATGATGTTCGTGTGTTCTCTGTTCAGTTCAGTGCGTACCCTGATGACGAAGGCGTTCTGGGAAGAATGAGCGGCCCTAAACCGGTAAAAACTGTGTCGATCTCACCGGAATCTCCAACCGTAAAAGCTGGAGAAACTGTGCAACTGACAGCCGAAATCACTCCAGCTGATGCCGCAGACAAAACCGGTGTTTGGGAATCCGAAGACCAGGAAAAGGCCACGGTAGATCAAACGGGTCTGGTACGTGGTGTGGCGCAGGGTTCTACAAATATCTCCTTCACCAGCAATAGCGGTGGTAAGAAGGCAACTAAGTCAGTAACGATTAACCCCGCAGATTAATCAGTAATTAAGCAGAGGCTCAGGATGGGCCTCTCTTTTAAAAGGATTTTAACCAATGACCAAATTACTCGATCTAGATTCCATTCTGCCTCCGAAGAAAAGCATCAAATTTGGCGGTCAGGAATATCCCATCGTTGAAATGACGGTAGGTCTGTTCGTTTCCATCAAGCAGATGGAAGGAAAAGATCTCATGAACATGTCTCCTGTTGAGCAAGTGACAGCTTATGCAGATCTGGTTCGTAAGGTTATCCCTTCAGTACCTGACGAAATTCTTGAAAAACTGACTGTTCCGCAACTCCAGCAGATCTTCACCTTCGCTATGGAAGTGATTGATGAAGAAAACGAAAAAGCGGCTGGCGAAGGGGCAAAGTAATTTCCCGTGATGAATCCGGGACAAGGACCGTCTCAATAGATCTCGGATTCTATTTCAGTCGTGTAGTTGCTCACTACGCCGTGTCGCCATTAGAGCTATTGAACATACCTCTCACGATGTTCTGGATGCTCAGTCGCAATATAGACCGTCTGCGTGCGGAAGAGGATGTCCGCAACTTACAAGTCGCCCGTGCGTCCCAGGCGGATGGCGAGGCTGTGAAGGCGTTCATGGAGGGTTTGCAACTCAGGATTGGAAGACCAGTCGTAACAGATAAAGTCTACGATCCAAGCCAGGATAAGGCAGACCCTGACGCCAAAGAGCAACTGATGCAAATATTTGGCAGAGGATGACAAGGGAATGTCACAAAACGTAGAGTTTATCCTGTCGCTGGAAGACAAACAGTTTACAGCGTCAATCGATCGTGCGGGGAAACTGCTTACTCGATTTGGTGAGCAGGTAACAAAGCCTGCTCAAAAAATCCAAACCTTTGAACGCTCTTTGGGTTCGGTCGCCCGTATCATTGGCGTTCTGGAAAGCAAGCTCGATTCTACGGCAGATAAACTACAGGATGTAGCTGCCGGTTTTGAGCTTGCTTCAGATGCTACGCGTAAAATGCGTGGCAACATCACCAGCCTCAATTCTGGTCTTAAAGCCCTGATTGAGCGCGTCGATACGACAACTTCTTCAGTAGATAAACTCACCGCGTCATTACGTAAAGTGCAATCAGAGCTAAATGATTTCTCTGATTGGGCGACCTATGCAAGCAAAAGCGCAAGCCGCTTTGGTACGGAGGTCAAAGAAGCCTCTGCGTCCGTGAGTGGCATGAATACGCGCCTTAATACCACGACGAAGCGACTCAGTAATTGGGGTGTCACAACGAGTCAGGCTGCCGAGGGACTGAAAAAGGTTCGTGAGCAGATGGACGAAGTTATCGGACGTCAGCAACTGATTAGCAAGCCGGTACGCGTTCGTACATCTGGAAGTGGCGATGGTGGTAGCGGTAGCAGGCAGCGTAGCGGCGCTTCTGGCCACAGCGGTAAAAATAACGAAGGAGGTATGTTCTCTGGCCTTCGTGGCAACATTTTCCTGCTTGGCGAGATCGGAGATGCAGCCAGAACGGTTACTGACATCATGTTTGGGTGGCAGAAGCCTATTGTTGAAGCTGCGGCCGAAATGGAACGTATGCGGGTGATGCTTCGAGGGTTGAATAAGGAGAAGTCCAACCCTGGCCAGGCTGCCGCTGATGATATGAAGTACATCGTAGACATGGCTCAAAATGCGCCGTTCGCGATGCAGGCGTTAACAGACTCCTTCGTGAAGTTTCGTTCTGCTGGCTTAGATCCAACCGATGGTTCTCTGAAGGCGCTGGTGGACTCCGTTGCTCGTTTTGGTGGTGATAGTGAGCTGTTGAAACGTGCGGCTGTGGCCGTTCAGCAGATGTCCGGTAAGGGCGTCGTGTCAATGGAAGAGCTACGTCAGCAATTAGGTGAAGCCGTTCCTAACGCGATGCAGGCAATGGCAGACGCCGCAGGCATCACTATGGGGGAACTAACTAAAGCCGTTGCCAGCGGTACGGTTGAGGCAAAGCAGGCGTTGTCTCTGATGTTTGTTGGTCTGCGTGCGGAGAACGAGAACGCAGCGAAAGACATGATGCAAACCTACACAGGTGCGCTGGCGCAACTTCAGACGTCATTCACGTTATTTGCTGATCGAGTTGGTCAGGCCGGATATCTGGATTCTCTATCAAAGGGGATGAAAGAACTGGCTTCAATCATGAATAGCGCCGAAGGGATTTCGTTTGCCAATTCTTTAGGTTCGGGGTTAACGACGGCAATCGATGGGTTGCGTCAGCTTGCTCAATGGTTAGCAAAGAACCAAGAGCTGGTAATTAATCTCGGTAAGGTCGTGGCCGCGATGGTTGCGTTCAAACTGATGCGAGCAGGGATCATGGGGGGAGTTGGCGCTGGCAGCCAGATGGTTAGCACCTTTGCCACGATGGCGACCGCCATACAGACTCCATTTAACCTCGGCGCTACAGCAGTAACTCGATTCAATCGTGCGGCACGTATGGGGCTGGCTCCGATCCCCTCTCTTATTTTCGCCATCCGTGGGGCGATTACGGGGCTTAAAGGCGCTTTTGCTGGATTAACGGCGTTCATTGCAGCAAACCCTATAGGGGCAGCATTTACAGTTGCCACTGTAGCTGTTGCTGGCCTAATCACGTACATGACCATGCTCCGCAGCGAAACTTCAAAGGTCGTTGACGAGATTAGGAAAATACCAGAGGCGATGACAGCGGCCAAACGTGCACAGATGGCGGAGTATAAAGCGCGTCTTGAGCAACAAATCACGCAAAAGGAACAAGAGTTAAAATCTGGCGAAAAGGTGGTTTATGGGCCGGGTATGGCCGGAACTACAGTAAAGATTAATCAGGATGAACGTAAGCGTATAGAAAATGAGCTAAATGACCTTCGTAAGAAACGCGATAAAACTACTGGGGCAATTGAACGCGGAGACATTGCTGTAGCCAAACGTCTTGCAAAAGATGCGGCAGAATCACAGATAGAGAAAATACGGGAAGAGAATAGAGACTTTGCGGCAACATTCGCTAAAGCTCGTCAAGAGGCTCTGGAGAAGATCCAAAAAATCAATGATGACGATTCACTTTCTGATGACGAAAAGAACAAACTATTGGCACCGTTACGTGAAACGGTAAACAAAAGCTATCTGGAGCCTGCGCAAAAACTGGTTGATTCACTTTCTTCTCGTAAGAATGCTGTCGAGGGGCAAATAGCCACTCTTAATGATCAGCTTGAAAAAGCGAAAAAGGAAGGAAACACCGAGCAGATCAAGAAACTGCAAGGCAGTATTCGTGGTTATCAGGAGAATTTGGAAGTCGTCGCTCAGGAACTGACTCAGGCAGAGTTCGAGAGAGATAACGCTGCCAAAACTGGTAAGGGCGTAATGTCAAACCAGGGGACTGTTCTGGGGTTAGGTACAACTGATAAAGCAGCTCAGAAGGCGCTGGCGCAATATATGCGAAACCAGATGGATTCTGCGACTTATCAACGTACTTTGCCTGACGGCACTCCGATGATGGACTTCGAAGGTAAGCCGATTATTGGGCCTAAACAACTCAAGACGCAGCTTAATTTGCAGAAAGCATCCAGTGCCAGCTCTCTGGAGAAAATGAGCGATGAAGAGCGTGCCGCAGCCATTGCTGCACTGACTAAAGCTCGTGAACAGGATGCAGCAGCTGCCGAGAAAGCAGCCCAACGATCAGCTAACGCCTCGCAGCGTGCGGCCAAGAAGGAACAGGCAGCGCAACAGAAACTGGCAGCCGGATACCAGAAGGCTCTGGACAAAGCCGATCAGCTTATGGGGCAAATGGGTGAAAGCTCTAAGGCTACGGTATCGTTTGATCAGTCTCTTCGCGATACAACGAAATCGCTGACAGATTTGGCTAATGCGGTTCCTAACGAGTTCATCACTCAAGAGATGATCGACAAGGCGAAAAAACGTCTTGAGGACCTCAAAAATGCGACACCTGAATATCGCGAGATGTTTAATCGCCGCAATGTTGAGCAGATGATCTCCACTTGGGCACCGGAGGCGGATTCCATTATTAGTGCTGGCTATACGCCGTCTCGTGAAGAGAAAGTTGCTGATTTCGAAGACACCTACAACCGCAATCTCAAAGCGTTGATAGAACTTCGTGATAAGGCGTCTGATCCTAAAGTCGTGGCGCTTTATACAAAGAAAATCAATCAACTTATTGCTGCTGGCAATACCGCGCTTATTAAAGAGACGGGGACTGCGACGCAGAAGTTGGCACTGGAATACGAAAACCTGGCAGAGCAGATCGAAAGCACCTGGACTGATTTGTTTAGTGGCTTAACTGATGTCCTGACTGATTTCGTTATTAACGGGAAGATGAGCTTCTCCAGCCTGTCTCAGTCCATTTTGAAAGATATCACCAATATGGTCGTGAAGTCGCAGATCACGCTGCCTCTAATGAACATGTTGGGGATGGGAACCACCGCAGCTGGTAGTTCACAGAGTGGTAATTTGCTGACCGGGGTTGCTTCCGCCGTTGCCAATCAAGGGGTACGAATGGGCAACACTGTTAACGGCGACAAGTCGGTAGGAGAAGCCACGAAGGAGACGTCCAGTTCGGTAACTGGATTGGGGCAAACGACACAGCAGACCACCAGCGCAATTGGCACAGCAACAAATGCGATTGGTAGCTGGGTATCAGGGCTATTTGATAGCACCGAAGCCAAAGATGCTGAGACAAAAGCAGTGAAGGATTCCATCTTCTCGATGCAGAACCTCAGCTCTGTTACCGGTGCTCTGTCTGCCGCGTTTGCAATGCTTGGAGCTAATGCTTCCGGCTCTGGTAATAAGTGGTTGAATTTCGGCGCGACAGTTGCATCTGGGTTGGTTTCAGTATGGGCAGGTGGTGGTTTCGACAGTGTGACATCAAGCTCTGCTAAAACCGCAACTAGCAGTGTGGCTGACGGAACTAAAGGCATTCCTGCAATCCCGAAGTTTGCAAATGGAGGAATATTCGGAAAAGACGGCGTGATCCCGCTCCGGGCATACCAGAAAGGCGGTATTGCTAACTCACCTCAATTAGCGTTGTTTGGGGAAGGTTCTATGAATGAGGCGTATGTTCCATTGCCTGATGGCCGAACAATCCCTGTAACGCTCAGTACCGATGGTATGAGTGGAGGCGGAAATGTTCTTTCTCCTGTATCAATTGAGATCAACGTCCATAGTGACGGTAGCACGACAGAATCCGGCGATACAGAAAGCATATGGAACAATGCTGCTAAACGGGTGAAAGCCGTCGTACTTGAGACTATCGCTCAAGAAAAACGCCCTGGCGGATCACTCAACCCAAACACTCAACGTAACTAACTATCGACTGCCCCGGTCGGGGCTGTCTCACAAGGATGTGAGATGGAAAGACAAACGTTTAATTGGTATCCAGATTACGAATCTGAAAAAAGCGTAAAACCGAATGTAACGGTACTTAATTTTGGTGATGACTACGAGCAGCGACAGGCTCAAGGTCTTAATCGTATTAAAGAAGAATGGTCGTTAACCTTTACCAGATCATACAACGAAATTAATGCAATCGATGACTTCCTGACTGAGCGAGCAGGTGTTGAGTCGTTCTATTGGGTTAATCCAAGAGGAAAACGGATTGTAGTTGTATGCGACAGTCATACGGTCAAGCGATATCAAGGGTACGCAGTATTAACCGCTCCATTCAGACAAGTATTTGAGGCTTAAGTATCTGGATAAGTAAGTACTAATTTACTATTATTGTGGCGCTGACAGGATGTTAGCGCCTACTTATTTCAAGGATGAAACAATGGGAATTAAAGCTGATATTCAGAGCTTATCTCCCTCTGCACTCATTGAGTTGTTCGTACTGGATATGTCGAACACAACTTCAGGGGGGAAGCTATTCTTCCATGCCGGAACAAACGAACTGATGCAACCGGTCGTCTGGCAAGGAGTGACATACGAGCCGTGGCCAATCAAAGCATCAGGCTTTGACAAAACTGGCCAGGGAACGTTGCCACGTCCAAAAATTCAGGTGTCGAACTTTGCCGGAACCGTCTCTGCGGAAGTTCAGGCAAACGACGATCTTGTTGGCTGCCGCATTATTCGCAAGATGACGCTGGCTCGCTTCCTCGATGCCGTTAATTTTAAAGACGGCAACCCAACAGCAGATCCAAACCAACATTTCCCGGATGAAATGTGGTTTATCGAACAGAAAACTCTCGAAACTCATCAGGTTGTCGAGTTTGAATTGTCCAGTGTGTTCGATTTGATGGGGGTGCAACTGCCGTATCGTCAGATCATTAAAAACACCTGCCCGTGGAAATACCGAGGGCCAGAATGCGGCTATACCGGTCCATATTTCGACAAAAATAACCAGCAGACGTCTATGTCTGGTGCGGATTACTGCACAAAACGTTATGACGCCTGTAATGCGCGTCGGAATTATTTTGCCGACGGTGTGATCCATTTTGGCGGATTTATTGGAGCTACGCGGTATGGGTAATAAAGCAATCCCTGAGCTTGGCTCTGACGTTATGCAGCAAATCTATCTCTGCGCCATAAATCGCTACCCTAATGAAGCGTGTGGCTTTCTGGTTAGAACTAATGGCGACAAATATCGCTTTATGGAAGCGCGGAATGTTTCGGAGAACCCGCAGAACACTTTTGTAATGCACGTTGACGACATTATGGCGGCAGAGGATGCGGGTGATGTTATCGCAATCTGGCATTCACATACTGATGAATCAGCAGAAGCATCTGATGCCGATCGTGCAGGCTGCGAAGCGACGGAAGTTCCGTGGATGATTCTGGCTATTCGCAAGAATGTTGAGGGAGATGCCCCTTTCCATTTTAGCGAGATGAATGTGATCACACCTGATGGTTTCGAAATGCCATACCTGGGCAGACCGTATGTATTTGGCGTATTCGATTGCTGGATGTTGTGTCGGGACTATTTGAAGCGTGAGTTTAACGTCGAACTAAACCCGAACGCACACCTGCATATTCCATCGTGGTACACCGGCGATAACGACATTCTCGATCAGAACTACCGTAACGAGGGATTGGTGCGTCTTGCGCCCGGAACAGAGCCTCAACGTGGGGACATCTTCTTTATCCAATACGGGAAAATGCCTGACCACTGCGCGGTTTATATCGGCGATGGAATGATTCTTCATCACCAGATCGACCGCCTAAGTTGTCGTGCTTATTACGGCGGGATGTATCAGAAACATACGACGCATCACTTGCGTCACAGAGACTTGCTCAAGGGAGATGAGACGTGTCTGAGTTAGTTCATGTGCAGCTTGGCGGCCCTATGGCCAAACATTTTGGCCGCCACTGGCATCTAAAGGTGCGCAATACAAAACAGGCTCTGGATTTAATTGAGGCCAACAAGCCTGGGTTTAAAGCATGGATGAAGCGCAACATCAAAACCTATGACAGATACCACATCCAGATCACCAATAAACAAGGCCACAAGTGGTCTGTGGACGAGAGTGAATATCAGATGATGGGGCAGTCTGAAAACATTGCCAAAATTCGCATTACCCCTGTTCCGCGAGGAAGCGGCGGATCTGCTTTTGGGTGGTTTCAGACGGTTGTTGGAGCCACTTTATTGGTGGCATCTTTTTTTGGCTTGCCCGCTCTTGCGCCTCTCGGTTTGTCACTGATGATGGGCGGTATAGCGCAAATCATATCTCCGCAAGCCACTAACGAAAGTGTGAGGCAGGCGGATAACTCGAACTCTTATTACTTTGATGGACCTCAAAACACAACAAACCAGGGGAACCCTGTACAGCTTATCTATGGCGAGGAAATTTTAGTTGGCTCACAGGTCGTGAGTTCTTCTATCACCATCGACCAGCTTATGTAATCAAGGATTTTTTGGACATGGAACAGTTCAAGAAGAAAAAATTACCGCTTCTTATTGCCGGTGCTGGTGGCAAGAAAAGTAAAAGCTCCAGCCGTACACCGGTTGAAGCTGATGATACTGTCAATTCTCGTGCTATGGCAGCCATCCTCGACCTTCTTGGCGAGGGGGTTATCGGTGGCCTGGTAAATGGCGCAAAGTCGATCTTCATCGACGATTTACCGATCTTGAATGAAGATGGCTCTTCCAACTTCAGCGGTATTACATGGGATTTTCGTGACGGCTCACAAGACCAGACGCCAATGGCTGGTTTTGATTTTGTCGAAACGCCTAAGTCCGTAAATATTCAGCTTAAAAAAACACACGACGTTACGGTTTCAATCGATAACGATGAAGCTGATCGCGTTCGTGTCATCATGAAATTCCCCTCTTTACGTAGCGTTGATAAAAGCTCTGGCGATACAAACGGCACTACGGTGAAGTACAAATTCCAGATCGCCAACGGAGACGCAACATTTTCTGATGTAGTGGCAGAAGGTGAGAAAAGCGTTGATATCACGCTAACGGCAAAGAAAACCGGCGTGTATTACCGTAGCTATGAGCTGAAACTGCCTAAGCCTGGTCGTGCATACAAGGTTAGGGTAATTCGTCTTACAGATGATAACAGTAGCCAGTACCTCTACAACGACACATGGGTTGATTCCATCGGTGAGATTGTCGACACGCCAATGAACTACCCTAACTCTGCTCTTGTTGGCTTGAAGGTCAATTCAGAGCAGTTTGGTAGCACAATGCCTTCCCGTTCGTATTTGGTGCGCGGTATCAAAATCCGAGTACCGTCAAACTACAACGAATACACCAATACTTATGTCGGCGTATGGGACGGTACTTTTAAGCTGTTGTCTTCTTCAAACCCTGCGTGGATTCTCTACGATTTGCTTACCAATACTCGGTATGGTCTTGGGCAATTTGTGTCGGAATCCATGATTGACCTCGGCCAGCTCTACCAGATTGGTCGATATTGTGACGAAGAGGTCGATGATGGCTTTGGGGGTAAAGAGAAACGCTTTGCAATCAATACGCAGATCACCAGTCGACAAGACGCATACCGATTAATTCAGGATATTGCCGGTGCATTCCGCGGCATGGTGTTTTGGGCTGGTGGCATGGTTAACATCATGCAGGATAGCCCATCAGATCCGGTAATGATGTTTACCAACTCCAACGTCAAAGATGGACTGTTTACCTATAAAGGTTCTGCGCGTAAAGATCGCCCATCCGTTGCGCTCGTAACCTACAACAACAAGGAGGACGGTTATAAGCAAAATATCGAGTACGTTGAAGATCAGGACGCAATGCGCCGTTATGGTGAGCGTAAAACAGAAGTCGTAGCATTTGGATGTACAAGCCGAGGCCAGGCTCACCGAGTTGGTTTGTGGCTTTTGTATACCGCCAGAATGGAGTCGGATGTAATTACATTTACTGCCGGCTTAGACGCCTCATTTCTGATGCCTGGTGAAACCGTTCTGATTCAGAACAAATATCGTGCAGGTAAACGTAACTCCGGTCGAATTGTGGAGTTTACCAAAAACAGCATCACTCTCGATGCGCCTGTGTCGTTAGCTAAAAGCGGCAGCTTTATTCGGATATTGAATCAGGAAGGCAAAATCGTTGAACGCGATGTTCTTGAAACTGGCGAAAACATAACAAAGGTTACGTTTTCAAAAGCCCTGTCGTCAGCGGAAACGCCTGTTTTGAACGGTGTCTGGACAATTACAGAACCAGATCTCGAACCTATGCGCGTTCGCATCGTTAACATCGCTCAGGGGGAAACGTCGGGTAGCTTTGACATCACCGCTGTTGAAAACAATCCGTCTAAATATGAGGCGATCGACAATGGTGCAACGCTTATCCCGCAGAATACGACGGTATTGGACCCGACTTACTCCAAGCCGTCTAATTTGCAAATCACTGAAGGGACTTACCTCTCAAGCCCGGGCAACCTGTCAGTAAAACTGACTGCAACATGGGAAGGGAAATCTCCAGAGTATTGGATCAGTTGGCGACGTTCTGATGAAAACAATGTATCGAACTGGCAATCGGCGCGTGTAACCGAAGAGCAATACGAAATCGTTAATGTCGCGGAGAATGGACGCTACGACTTCCAACTGTATGCGGTTTCATTCAACGGTAAAAAAACAGAAATTATCAGTACCGTTTATCAGGTGCTGGGCACAATGACACCGCCGGATGCACCAACGTCATTAACGGCCGTTGGAGACTATCGTAATGTGATACTGAATTGGGTTAATCCAGATTCGGTAGACCTTGATCACATTAATGTTTACGCATCCCAGACCAACAATCTGGATACGGCGAAACTGATCGCAGAGTCTGCAAGCACCACCTTTACACATGCTGGTCTTGGGGATAGCGAAACGTGGTATTACTGGGTTCGAGCATCGAACAAGCGAGGTATGTTAAGCCCTCCGAACTCAAACTTGGGTACAGAGGCGACAACTCGCGATGTACTGTCGTTCCTGGCTGGCAAAATTACATCTTCCGAGCTTGGTCAGGCTCTGCTTGAGGACATCAACAGCAAAGCCTCTCAAGAAGCAGTTGACGAGTTAAATGAGCATATCAACCAGAGCGTCGAATCTTTGGAGGGGTCGGTAAACGACGTTAAGGAAGATATAGCTGAATTAGATAAGCAGTTCAGCGATAACCTCGCGGATTTTGAAATAAAATTCAACGAGCGTAGCGATGCTTTGGAGAACGCACAAACCGAGCTTAAAGGTGAGGTTTCGGCAACGATCGACAAGGTCAATGAAGCGTTTGAAAAAATTGATGCTACTGATGCTGCAATTGTTGAAATCGAAAACACCGTATCTGAACACGATAAAGCTCTCGCTAATACAGTCGAGGCAATAAAGGCTGCAAGAGATGAAGCAGCAGCTCTTATTGCTAAGGAAAGCGAGGCTCGTGTTGAAGGCGATGCTGCAAACGCTAAACAACTGGAAGTGTTGCAGTCAACGGTAGAGGAAAGCTCCGCTGCCGTTGAAGAAATGAAAAAGACGGTTGCAGAGGTCGATCGTGCCAGTGCAGAACTGACTACGAACATTGAGGCGTTAGCCAAAACAAATATTGACCTGGCTCTTCGTCAAGATGAAGACCAGCACAAGCAGATGGTCAATAACGCGAAGATCGCAACAACACAGAAAACCTTTGCTGATGATATGTCTGCAATGGCCACGAAGGTTGAGGAAATTCGCGTAGAAATTGGCGAAGACATTAAGGCCAGTATTCTGGAAGAGTCCACCGCTCGTGCCGATGGCGATGAAGCGTTGGCAAAGCGTGTCACTCAGCTGCAATCTAAGTTTGAAGGAGATATCAGCGCGGCGATTAGTACAGAGCAGGAGGCTCGTACATCTGCCGATGAAGCTCTGACGACACAGATCACTCAGCTTGAGTCGAAAGTAAGCAACGATATCGTCGCAGCTATTAAGGAAGAGCAAGAAGCCCGAGCAACGGAAGATTCGGCTCTGGCAAGCCAGATCACCCAACTTCAGGCAAAGGTTGATGATGATATTTCTGCTGCAATACGTAGTGAGCAGGAGGCTCGAGCAAGCGGGGACTCTGCATTAGCCAAACAAATAAACCAGCTTCAGTCAAAGGTTGACGGTGATATATCCGCTGCCATCACTCAGGAGCAGGAGGCCAGGGCAAGTGCTGACCAGGCGCTCTCACGAGAAATTAACAGCCTGCGAGCACAGACCGGAACTGATATTGCCGCAGCGGTTGCTGTAGAGACAAAGGCAAGGACTGATGCCGATAGTGCATTGTCCACTCAGATTACGTCTCTTACAGCAAAAGCTAATGATCTCGAGGCATCTCTTGCCAGAGAAACAACGGCTCGTGCTGATGGTGATACCGCTTTAACAAAAGAGGTTTCAAGTTTAAAAGCACAGACAGCGAAAGATATTAGTGCGGCCGTTGCAGTTGAAACGCAGGCTCGAACTGATGCTGACTCGGCGTTGTCGTCTCAGATCACCAAGCTGACCTCTCAATACAAAGAGGATATTAAAGCGGCTGTAGCAACCGAAACGAAAACGCGTACAGAGCAAGATGCTGCACTGGCGACTCAAATCACAAACTTAGAGTCTCAAACGGCAGCCAACATTTCCGCGGCGGTAACAACTGAAACGACAGCGAGAACGCAGGCAGATAATGCTCTGAGTGGGCGAATCGATACTCTGAAAGCAGAGGTGGATGGAAATACCGCGACAATTCAACAGCAGGCAACGGCCATTGCTGATACCAACAAAAAAGTCTCAACCGCGTGGACGTTGAAAATGGAGACTTCAACGAGCGGAGGGCAGAAGTATGTTGCCGGTATTGCGCTTGGTATCGACACCACCGGTCTTTCTCAGTTTTTGGTGCAGGCGGACAGATTTGGTTTGGTCAACTCTGTTAACGGGAAGATCACCACGCCATTTGTTATAGAAAACAGTATCGCCTATATGAATGGTGCGTATATCAAGGATGGCACAATCACCAATGCAAAAGTAGGCGATCTGCAATCTACCAATTTTGTTAGCGGTAGATCTGGATGGCGGTTCGGCAAAAATGGAACGCTTGAGATCAACGGTAATAGCGGAGGTAATGGGCGACTGGTCATAAATGGTCAGCGGATTGACGTTTATGACGATAACAACGTCCTACGAGTAAGAATTGGCCTTCTGTAATGTAGAAAAAAATATTTACATCGGTAAAAATAAGTATGTACTTACTTAATGGCGGGCAAGGATAGCCCGCCAAATCAAGGAGCATATTCAACATGTGGTACAGGGAAGGTACTATCACATTTACACAGGGTAGCAATACTCTGGTTGGGGTTGGGACAGCCTGGAACGTAACAGCTAATGGTGTGTTGCCGGGGATGATCGTCATTGGCCCCGACAATAAGCTGTATGAGATCAAGCGCGTAACAAGCGATACGAATATTGTTCTCTCAGAACCTTATACCGGCGAAACTCAGTCTGAAGTTCCGTGCCGAATCATTACGACCTATGAAGGCGACTTAACACAGTTTAGCGCGCGCTTTACTGCGCTAATGTCGCGTATGTCGGCTGATTCCAAGTCCATGCGCAGTTGGTTGACTGCTCTGGATGAGGTGACAATCGAGCGTGAAGACGGTACAGAAGTGACCGTTAAGCCGCTAATGCAGATCGTCAACGAGCACAACGAAAACGTTGAGTGGTATAAAAATAACACCGACGCGATTGACGCTGCTGGCGACAAAGCTCGTGAGGCGGCGGCCAGTGCTGCCGCAGCAGCAGAAAGCGCCAATACCGCTGGAGAAAAAGCCTCTCAAGCGTCTCAAAGTGCATCCGCTGCGGCTTCCTCACAAAGTGCTGCAAGTGCGAGTGCAACTGCTGCGAAAAAATCTGAAACGAACGCAGAAGCCGCAAAAGAAGCGGCAGCAGAATCAGCGTCTGTAGCATCGACCAAAGCATCGGAGGCTGCAACATCTGCGTCCAGTGCCTCTGCATCTAAGGATGCAGCCAAAGCATCAGAGACTAACGCTTCATCGAGTGCAAACGCGGCGGCATCATCGGCAACAGAAGCTGCAAATTCGTCTAAGGCAGCAAAAACGTCAGAGACAAACGCAAAAGCATCTGAAACGGCAGCCGAACAGAGTGCATCGTCTGCAAACAGTTCGAAATCTGCGGCAGAAGCGTCAGCCAGCGCAGCCTCAGCAAGTGCGGATAGTGCTTCATCGAGTGCAACTGCGGCAGGAAGATCTGCGGAAAGCGCGTCTTCATCCGCGACAACAGCTACCACAAAAGCGACAGAGGCGACGAGTCAGGCTACAGCTGCTAAAAATTCAGCATCGGCAGCAAAAACCTCTGAAACAAATGCAAAGGCCTCAGAAGACAATGCTGCTTCCTCTAAGACGGCAGCTGCTGAATCTGCAAGTTCTGCGTCTGCATCAGCCACCTCGGCATCCGCTTCAAAAGATGAGGCGACCAAGCAGGCATCAGCAGCGAAGGGTAGTGCTTCAACGGCATCCACAAAGGCAACAGAGGCGGCAGGCAGTGCGACGGCTGCATCTCAGAGCAAAACTGCTGCCGAATCTGCTGCGACTCGTGCAGAAGCTGCTGCTGATCGTGCTGAAGAGATTGCCGGTGCAGTTGCGATGGAAGACGCAAGCCTTACAACTAAAGGTGTTGTGAAACTTAGTAGTGCGACAGATAGCACCAGTGAATCACTGGCTGCAACTCCAAAGGCAGTTAAAGCTGCGAATGACAATGCGAATAGCCGATTGGCGAAGAACCAGAATGGTGCTGATATACCAGGTAAGGATACCTTCACGAAAAATATTGGCGCTGGTCGAGCATTTGGAGGCTCTGTAAGCACAACAGCAGGAAACTGGACTACGGCACAGTTTGTCGAATGGTTGGACTCTCAAGGGGCGTTTAATCATCCGTACTGGATGTGTAAAGGCTCATGGTCGTATGGCAACAACAAAATCATTACTGATACTGGTTGTGGCGATATTCATCTTGCCGGGGCAGTAATTGAGGTAATGGGGATAAAGTCCGCAATGACGATCCGCGTTACCACACCAACAACATCTAGCGGTGGTGGTACTGCTAACGCTCAATTTACTTATATTAACCACGGGACAGATTATTCTCCAGGCTGGCGACGAGACTACAATACAAAATACAAACCTACGCCATCGGATATAGGTGCATTATCAACATCAGGAGGGACGGTTTCAGGTCCGTTGTCTGTTACTGGTGGATTAACTGGTTCATTGAATGGTAATGCGAGTACCGCCACGAAATTGCAGACTGCAAGAACTATCGGCGGCGTGGCCTTCGATGGATCTGCGAACATAAATTTGCCTGGTGTAAACACGGCAGGTAATCAGAGCACTACTGGTAATGCCGCAACCGCTACAAAACTTCAAACGGCAAGAACGATTGGTGGCGTTTCATTTAACGGAACTGCCAACATCGACTTGCCCGGAGTTAACAAAGCTGGCAATCAAAGCACCACAGGTAATGCTGCTACAGCTACAAAATTGCAGACAGCAAGAACCATCGGTGGTGTTAGCTTCGATGGCACTGCGAATATTAATTTGCCTGGTGTTAATGCTGCCGGTAATCAGAATACTACCGGTAACGCGGCCACAGCGACCAAGTTGCAAACTGCTAGAACTATTAACGGGGTGTCGTTTAACGGCTCTGCGAATATTTCGATACCAACAATTACGTCCAGAGGACGCGTTACTGCGCTCACAGGCACAACGCAAGGCGCTGCTACTGGATTGCAGATGTACGAGGCATATAACAACGGCTATCCTTCGACTTACGGGAATGTGCTTCATCTTAAGGGCGCAACGGCCGTTGGTGAAGGTGAGTTGTTCATAGGTTGGAGCGGTACAAGTGGTGCTCATGCACCTGTACATGTACGTTCGCGACGAGATACGGATACATCTAGTTGGTCTGAATGGGCGCAAGTTTATACGTCCAAAGACTCAATTCCAGGTGTCAATGCCACCGGTAATCAGAACACTACTGGCAACGCAGCCACTGCAACGAAGTTGCAAACTGCCAGAACAATTGGAGGTGTATCGTTTAATGGTACCGCCAATATTAACTTGCCGGGCGTCAATATAGCGGGTAATCAGAATACGACTGGTAACGCTGCTTCAGCCACGAAGTTACAAACGGCTCGTACTATTGGTGGTGTTAGTTTTAACGGTACAGCCAATATTAACTTACCTGGTGTGAATACGACCGGTAATCAGAACACTACTGGTAATGCTGCAACCGCCACAAAATTGCAGACAGCAAGGAAAATTGCTGGTGTGGCGTTTGATGGCTCTGCCGATATAACTTTGACTGCGGCTAACCTTAATGCTTATACGAAAACAGAGGTAACAAACCTTCTCAGTTCCTATGTGAAGAGCAGTTCTCTTCCAAGCATGACTGTGCGAACTTCCTCTGTTTCTGGTGGGGATATGGGCATGAGTTTGTCCACATTCATTAGCCACCTTAAATCAAATGGGGCATTTAGTAAAAGTTATTGGATTGGCTTTGGCGATGCTATGGGATTCAATGCTGGCAGTATCAACAATATAACGGGATTTGGTGCTGTAGAATTAGCAGAATCTATAATCGAAGTTTTTAATCTACCTAACGGTGATTATACAATTCGTTTAACAACGTCACATAAAGCTGACTACGGTGGAGTGACAAACGCAATCCTCGTTTATCACTACCGTAGTAATAGAAGTCCGTCAGGTCAATGGCTGAAATTTGCCGGTACTGTTGGGGCAACAAGCAACTGATTTAGACATTATTTCTAATAAGGATAATTTATAAGATGGTTGTGAGGTCGATAAATATGGCCTCACAACCGCAGTTATAAGGATATATTTATGAGCTATGGTGCTGGATTTGCCCCTATATTTCCAGACACCTGTTATCACTT